CTGAACGATCAAACATCTCGCCTTGCTTGAACGCCGCATCGCTGATGATCTGTGGGTATGCAATGATGAACTTCTCCAACAAGTCATCAAACTCTTTCTCGTGTTGCTCGTACTCTTTCTTGAACCGTTCAAGGTTGATGATTGGCAACAGCCGCATGGAACCAGCCCAGTCGTACGTCGAACGCTGAAGCCAGTTATAGACCGTCTGCCGATAGTTGAGCAGCGCCTTGTGGTCGGGCGATGAGCTGAGCAAGTTCTTAGTGAACTTACCCGCATCAGCGGATGCGTTCTTGGATGCGGTCACCTCGTTGGATATGGTGCGGTCTTGCTTGGTCGCAGTCCACACATTCACATCCACAGAGACAATCAGCGCTGACGTTGCAAGCGAGATCAAGTGGTTGGGTTGGTTGAGTTCAAAGTTCATGGCTCTCTCCAGTAGTTCAGGGGTTGGTGAAATCGATGTTGATTGGCTTGGGGTGGGTGACTGTCACCTCGTACCCAAGTTGTCGTATCCGTCTGACGTTTACCTCAGACAGGGTGGCTCGGTCAGCAATAGCGGCGAACAGGCGTGACGTATCACATACGGGATAGAACATCTGTCTGCCATACACTTCTTTGGCGAGGATGACTATCTGCTTGCCAGCTTTCAATCCCGCTTCGTAATCTTCGTTGCATCGGTCTTGCATCATTGGTGCAACCCTCCCTTGTTGTTGATACCCTTGAGGTCGTCGTAGTCTGTGATCAGCATGTAGTTGGACTTGTGCATCGGTGCAATGGTGAAGCGGCGCAGTTGCGCGTTGTCCTCGCCGCATGGCATGCATAGGCGGTAACCTACCTTTGCACGTTTGGCTGAATAGTTATCTCCGCACTTGTCGCAGATTGGTTTCATACGTGACATGGTGTCTCCATCAGCGTGCGTTGTGTGGCTTGTGCGTGTGAACAGTAAGCTCGCGCACTTCGTATCGGCGGAAGTCTCCGTCCTCGTCGTAGACACGGAACTGCTCCTCACCCATACGGCAGAGGTAGCACTCGTAGTCCGCCGTCTCGCGATACATGTACAGATCAAGCAACACGCCATCTGTGTACAGCGCATAGACATAGGTCGGCATCGTTTCAGGGGTGGGTGAAACGTCAGTCGGTGCGGGTGGGGGTTGCATCGCGCGTATTGCTTGTGCGATGGTTGGGTGGATGTGCCCGTTGGCCTCGGCCTCGAGCAATGCTGTATATACGGTCTTGACTGCGCCCATGATGGACTCCTTACTGAATGAACTGAATGAACTAAGTTTCACGGGGTGGTGAAACGCTGAGTGATCGGCTTACGTACTCGCTCCCCGACCACAGACTCTATTATAGCACAACTTTACATATTGTACAATAGCTTTGGGGTGAAATAGTTGGGTCAGGACACGACCTCAACCAACTCGTCCTTGCTGAAATAGAACGTCCTCATGTACTGGACAAGCACCGCTGTGCGCAATGACAGCTTGGTGCAGATGTTCCCGTTGCTGATGAACGATGTGCCGACAGGCACCTCTTTGAATGTAATTTTCTTTGCCATTGTTAAGCTCTCCTGTTAGCTGCTAACGTATTGGGGTGTATGTGTCGTGTTGTTTGATTACAACACGTTGTAGCCTGTGCAGAACTCCCACAGCTCGACAACATTCATCGGCTCGTGAACTGTCAGTCCGTCAAGCTCGTTATCGATGTCGCCGAACTCGTCAAAGTCAAAGCATGGGTCGATGGTGTTAGTGGCGAGATACGCCTTGTCATTCAGGGGGTCGTGAACGGCAAGCCAATCGGTGACGATCTGGTCAACGCATGGTGTGTTGATGCAGTCGTGATTGACCTGTGCCTTCGGGGGCGTAACGCGCAATGCTTTGCGAGTTGTTCTGGGCAAGTATGGACGCAATGCAGGATTGCGGATAACCGCAGATGAATCGATAACGAACTTTGCTTTCATGATTTTCTCCAGATGTTTCACGGGGAGGTGAAACGGTAAGTAACGGTGTTGTCTGGCTTCTCCCCCAACCAGAATTCAATTATACCATAACTTTACATATTATACAATACTCTTGGGCAAAAGTAGTTGAGGCAGAAGCTTGGGGTGTGGATAACTTGGTTGCGGCGTGGTTTTGGGGGTGTGGCGAAAGGGGGTAATGTAAAGTTAGGTAAAAAAGGTGGAATTGGTTCCAAAACGGGTGTTTTGTTGGAATTTTTTGGTGTGTAGGGGTGAAAGTGGAAATGAATACTTTTTACGGTAAGAAAAGACTAAGTAGTAGTAGTAGTAGTAGTATATATAGATATATATTTTTGAGTTATTCCAAAATTCCAAGATTCCAAGCGTTTTGAATAGGGGCCTGCCTTTGGGGGGATATGCGCGAACTTAGCCAAACTTTGCCCAACTCAATCAGACGTTGTTGGACATCGCACTTGCTGAGCCTCTTCAACGATCCCGGTTTTGCAAAATCACTTTGTAAGTTTCCTCCCCACTAAAATTCCATTGGAATTTTGGAATTTTGGAATTTTGCCTCGTAAGTACTTGATTTCATTGAAGAAAGTCGATTCCAATTTTACTTTACATATAGGCCCACTTTACATTAAAACGCAAAAATTCCAGTTTTCTGTAAGTTTTGCCCTGATTCCAAAATTCCAATTAGCTCGTTCCAGTTCCAAACAGGGTTGGAATCTTGGAATAATTTCACCTACCCGTGAAACGCTAAGTCATCGCCTAGCCCACGCACACACGCGCGGAGACATATAACTGGTATCAACGGGCCACAAAAAAGCCCCACCAATCTTGCGACTGGTGGGGCTGTGTGGTTACTTCAACTGTGCATAGAATGCATCAATTGCTTGGCGCAGTGCAACCTCATTAGGTGCGGATGTGTCACCACGGGCATGGGCTGTTTTGCATCGTGATTTGCATGAATCAAACATATCACTGAGGAACTCTGTGTAGTTCTTGGTAGCGGACTTGGTTTTGTCTTGGCCCTCAGACATGAGCCTGCGAACCGCTCTGGTGAGATCACCCATGACGTTGGATGAATACTTGTTGAACTTATCCCTCACACCCTTGATGATGCTGTGCTGTATTGGGTGCTCATTCTTGAGCTGCCCAAATGCTTGTTGAGAGTAGCTCATGCAATACGCCAACGAAACCTCAGTCCCGCCGTCCTTAGATGGAATCCAATCGGCTGTGTACCGAATGGCGGGATTAAGTTCTTGCCAACGTAATGCTTGACCCTCACGCAGTTGAGCCTTGACCTCATCGGGTACACCATCAAGGAATGATGGGCACTCATCAAGAACAAAACGTGCGACTTGCGCCATACCTTCGCCATGCTTGGCGGCTTGGTAACCCGCATCCTTGAAGGATGCAACTGTGCTGTGCTTTTTCATAAGAAACTCCAAAATCCGGACAATCAAAACGTCATCCGGTAATGTTCTTTTGCCACACCCAAGCCCATAAGTAAAGTTTTCACGGGATGCTGAATCGGTGATCGATGCGCTTGACCACGCACGCATACACGCGCGGAGACATATAACTGGTATCAAAGGCCAAAAAAGAAGGGGCACAAGGCCCCTTCAGTTGGTACGGCTGATTAATCAGCGCGGTGATAAGCACGCTTGAAGGCGTCGATTGCAACAGCCAGATTTACTTCGCTGGCTTCAGCATCCCCGCGTGCGCTGGCTGTCTTACATCTGGCTTTCATGTTAGTGAAAGTGTCGGTGATGAAGTCAGAGAAACCCTTTGTAGGATTCTTTGTTTTCGATTCGCCCTCACGTTCAATCCTACGAACGGCTGTCTTCAGATCAGACAAACGGTTTGAACGATACTTGCTGAAGGCATCTCGAACACCTTTGATCAGCGAGTGTTTCACCGGGTCTTCATTCTTCATTTGACCGAAGGCTTGCTGACTATAGGACAGACAGAAAGCCAGACTGACTTCGATGTTGCCAGTGTCAGAAGGCACATAATCTGTCGTGTACTTCTTTGCAGGGTTGATTTCTTGCCAGCGAAGTGCCCAACCTTCAGACAGACTAGCCAGCACTTCTTTTGGCACATCAGAAGTGAAGCCGGGGCATTCAGCGAACACGAAGCGTGCAACAGTGTCCATACGTTCACCGCTGATAGCTGACTGATAGCCAGCGTCTTTGAGACTAGACACCGAAAGGGTCGATGGACCCTGAGACTTTGTTGCTTTCATTTGAAAGACTCCAAGTTAAGTTACAAAAAACTGAACAACAGAATTGCCGCCCAGTGATTAAGTTATAGCTGACCCTAGACCATAATGTAAAGTTTCAGCGGGGACTGCAAAGCTAAGTTACGCGCCAGCCACTCGCGCTTCCACGCACGCGGCGACAAATAACTGGTATCAAAGGCGTAAAAGAAAGGGGCCGATTGGCCCCTTTCTTAGTTAGCAAAGCTATCGTCGATGCCTTCACAGACTTGGTAATAAACCGTAGGATGCGCGTCATTCATGTAGTCACTAGCCAAGTCAGGCCAGAACTCAGGGATGATCGTGAAGGTTGGTGTGTCGCCGTCTGTGAAGATTACATGGTCAGCATACATACCGTCGAATCGGCTGACATACTCAGCATGGGCGTCGTTCACTTTGCACAACATCTCTTGCAGAGACGCGGCTCTTGATTGACGGGCTGCTTGTTCAAGCAGGTTGAGGGGAAACAACTCTAACTGTTGCATTTCATTCTCCATTGAAGTGGGGGCCGAAGCCCCCGTTGGTTAAGCTGAGCGACCGCCCAGCAACTTGCCGCGCTTGCCGTAGACACATGTGTCTGCTACGCCGTAGCAGGCCATCCACTCTCGCGCTTCCGTTTCGGTCTTGGCCCAGTGGATTGTCTCGATGCCGTCCCACTTGACGCAAACCATGTACTGTGTAAGCCACAGCCAAGCTGTCTTGATTGCTTTCATTTGTTTCTCCAGTTATGCATTGCACTATTGCTCTGCATGGTTCTGTTATGCCACAACCCCTAAGCATTTGTAAAGTTTTGGCGGGGTCAGACCCCACCGCACCCCGACCCCCCAAATCCGCGTTGGGACTCCCCCGCTCCCTATACACTAAGACTTGCACAAATAGCCCACGTTTTTTCAAATTTCCCAGACAACCGACCCCCACCCCCCTAATATAGGAACACCCCCCGGTAGGATTCCTTACCTCCTTTACAAATCCACACCGTGTGTTATATTCCACCCGTTGGTCAAGCGTGATTGCGACAATCATATTTGTGGTGCAGCGTAGGATTGGGAGAACCCGGTCGCCAACACTAAACAAACAGGAGTGCTATTCCCTCCATGACTGAACCACTGATGCCTGACATTGACTGGGATGTTCCGCTGCCTGCCAATCTGGCCGAGGCTATGCCTGAACTTTCCCCCAAAGAAGAGATCGAAATGCGGGCTCGTACCGTCAAGTTGATCTCAGACCTTACGGGTAAACCCTTAGACCCCACCGAAGAGAATCGTGCCCAAGCGCATGAACTCATGGAGCAGGTCGTGGCAAACAAAACCCCACCCGATCTAACTCAATACCCAAATGAGACTCTTGCCTATCTTGGTGGTATGGTGGCTATGTACAGCGGTATGGTTGTGCGTGACCTTGCTGACCTGAAGCTGTATGTTGTAAATAAGCTACTGCAAGAATCAGAGCACCCTGACGGCAAAGTTAGGATGCAGGCGATCAAGGCTCTAGGTGATGTTGACGGCGTTGATGCTTTTAAGAAGCGCACCGAAGTGACTGTAAAGATGCAGTCCATTGAAGAGGTGGAAAACGAGCTGGCAGATACGCTAAGCAAGTTAAAACGCATCACAAATCTGTCCCATCAGCCCGTGATGGATGTGCAAGTCAAAGAAATCGAGAAGCTACCCGATGAAATTGACGATTGAACACATTCAGGAGCTTGAACAGGCGCTTCCCCAGATGGGGGAGAATCAAAAACGCCGTACTTTGGAGCTTATCAAGACTTGGTATGCCCAAAAAGCCCAAGAATTGGGCAAAGACAACTTCCTGACGTTCATTGACCACGTATATCCGGGCTATAAAGTGGGTCCGCACCACCGCAGGCTTGCCAAAATCTTTGAAGAGATCGCTGCTGGCAAGAAAAAACGGGTCGTAGTGAACATTGCACCCCGACATGGCAAGTCGGAGATGATCAGTTACCTCGCTCCTGCGTGGTTTCTAGGTAAATACCCTCATAAAAAGGTCATCATGGCCTCCCACACTGCTGATTTGGCAGTGAACTTCGGTCGTAGAGTGCGAAATCTGGTCGGTAGTGAGTCCTACAGAGACATTTTTCCCCAGATTGAGCTTCAGTCTGACTCTAAATCTGCATCAAGATGGGGTACAAACTTCGATGGCGAATACTTTGCAATTGGTGTCGGAGGCGCTCTTGCAGGCCGGGGTGCTGACCTATTTATTATTGACGATCCTCACTCTGAGCAGGATGCCAAAACCGGAAGGCCCGATGTATTTCTTCCTGCTTGGGAGTGGTTCCAGTCTGGTCCTTTGCAGCGTCTTATGCCGGGTGGCGCGATTATTATGGTTATGACTCGTTGGTCCAAATTAGACCTGACGGGCATGGTAATCAACCAGATGCAGAAGGAAGAGGGCGTTGAGCCGTGGGAAGTAGTGGAATTCCCCGCCATTTTGAACGATAAACCGCTTTGGTCGGACTTTTGGTCGTTGGAAGAACTACTGTCTAAAAAAGCAGGTATGGACCCACGGTACTGGCAGGCCCAGTACATGCAGAATCCCGTATCGGAAGAGGGTGCGCTGCTTAAAAGGGAGTGGTGGCAGGTGTGGGATAAAGATGACCCGCCGGACTGCGAGTTTACGATCATGTCGTTGGACGCCGCACAAGAATCCAACAACCGTGCTGACTACAACGCCCTGACGACTTGGGGCGTGTTCTTTAACGAAGAAACAAGCAACTTCAACATCATATTGTTGAACGCAATCAAGAGACGGCTAGAGTTTCCTGACCTGAAGAAGCTTGTACTGGAAGAGTACAAGGAGTGGGAGCCAGATGCGTTCATCGTAGAAAAGAAATCCAACGGTTCTGCGCTGTATCAGGAGCTTCGGCGGATGGGCGTCCCGGTAGGGGAGTTTACTCCGGGCAAAGGACAGGACAAAATATCGCGTGTGAACGCAGTGTCTGACCTTTTGGCATCTGGCATAGTGTGGGCACCGGATCGCAGGTGGGCTAGAGAAGTTATTGAGGAATGCAATGACTTCCCCAGCGGCACTAACGACGACCTCGTTGACTCTACGACACAAGCGCTTTTGCGTTTTAGGCAAGGCGGGTTTTTGAGGTTGCCGAGCGATGAGCCGGAACCAATTCCGCTCTTCAAATCACATAGAAGAGCCGCTTTCTACTAAGGATTAAATATGGCAACGAGCATGATGGAAAAATCCCTGTACGCAGCCCCCACGGGGCTAAATGAAACAGAGGAGCCGGGCGTAATTGAGATTGAGATCGAGGACCCCGAAGGCGTGAAGATCGGCATCGATGGCCTTGAGATTGACCTTATGCCAGAAGACGACATGGGTGACGTTGAGTTTGACGACAACTTGGCCGAGCACATGGACGACGGGGAGCTGGAGAAGATTGGCTCAGACATTATGGGCATGATTGAAACTGATATTTCGGGCCGTAAAGACTGGACTGAGATGTACGTAAGGGGCCTTGAAGTTCTCGGCATGAAGTATGAAGAGCGCACTGAGCCGTGGAATGGGGCTTGTGGCGTTTTCTCTACGATCCTGACAGAAGCTGCTGTGCGGTTCCAGTCCGAGACCATCATCGAGACGTTCCCTGCACAGGGTCCGGTCAAGACGCAGATCATTGGCGCAGTTGACCGACTCAAAGAAGAGGCCGCCGAGCGCGTCAAGGCAGACATGAACTACCGGCTTACAGAAGAAATGCCGGAGTACCGCCCAGAGCATGAGAGGATGCTGTTCAACTTGGGCCTGATTGGCTCAGCGTTCAAGAAGGTCTACTACGACCCCAGTTTGGGACGCCAGACGTCGGTGTTTATTCCGGCTGAAGATGTGATCATCCCCTATGGTTCGTCTGGCGCTCGTACCGCAGAACGAGTTACGCATGTGATGCGCAAGACAGAGAACGATGTGAAGAAGCTTCAGGTCGCAGGTTTTTATCGCGACATTGAGCTGGGTGAGCCGGTCCAGACCCACACCGATGTGGAGAAGAAAAAGGCCGAAGAGCAAGGGTATTCCCTTAATGACGATGACCGCTACCAGTTCTGCGAGATTCAGATTGACTACGACCTGCCGGGCTTCGAGGACAAAGACGGCATCGCGCTGCCGTACATCATCACGATTGACAAGGGCACAAACAAAGTTCTGTCGATCTACCGCAACTACAAAGAAGACGACGAGCTGAAACTCAAGCGCGATCACTTTGTTCAATACGACTACGTGCCCGGCTTTGGTGCTTATGGCTTTGGCTACATCCACCTGATCGGTGGCTACGCGCGTGCTGGAACGTCGCTGATTCGCCAGTTGATTGACGCTGGAACGCTGTCTAACTTGCCCGGTGGTTTGAAGACTCGTGGCTTGCGGATCAAGGGAGATGACACTCCAATTGCCCCCGGCGAGTTCCGTGACGTGGACGTGCCAAGCGGTTCAGTGCGTGACAACATCATGGCGCTGCCGTACAAGGAGCCGTCACAAGTTCTGGCTGCGTTGCTCGAACGCATCACGGAAGAAGGCCGTCGCCTCGGCTCTATTGCTGATATGAAGATCAGCGACATGGGGGCCAACGCCCCCGTAGGTACAACACTGGCCTTGCTCGAGCGTCAGCTCAAAACCATGAGCGCGGTTCAGGCTCGCGTTCACTACTCAATGAAACAAGAGTTCAAACTCTTGAAGTCGATCATCCGCGACTACGCTCCGGCTGAGTACGAGTACGACCCACAGTACGGCGACAAGCGGGCCAAGCAGGCTGATTACGATCTGGTGGAGGTGATTCCAGTCAGCGACCCAAACAGCTCGACCATGGCGCAGCGAATCATGCAGTATCAAGCTGTGATTCAGTTGGCTCAAAGCGCTCCGCAGATTTACGACTTGCCTCAGTTGCACCGCCAGATGATCGAAGTGCTGGGTATTCGTAACGCCGACAAGCTCGTGCCGGTGACTGAAGACCAGAAACCCCGCGACCCCATCAGCGAGAACATGTCCTTGCTTAAGGGGACACCGGTCAAGGCGTTCATCTACCAAGACCAAGAGGCGCACATTGCCGCTCACACCTCATTCTTGCAAGACCCGATGATTGCTCAGCAAGTGGGCCAGAACCCTATGGCCCAGCAGATGATGGCAGCAGCTCAAGCTCACATCGCAGAGCACTTGGCCTTCTTGTACCGTAGGAAAATTGAAGAGCAAATGGGTGTTCCACTGCCAGCTCCAGACGAGCCGCTGCCAGAAGAAGTTGAAATCCAGCTCTCGCAGTTGGTGGCGCAAGCGTCCGCTCAGCTCATGCAGAAGAATACGCAGCAGGCCCAGCAAGCTCAGGCTCAGCAACAGATGCAAGACCCGATCATGCAGATGCAGCAGGCCGAGCTCCAGATCAAGAAGCAGGACTCAGACACCAAGCAACTCAAGGTCAAGGGTGATTTGCAGATCAAGGCAGAAGAGCTCTCTCTCAAGGCCCGCGAGTCAGCAGCCAGAGTTGGCGAAGACCCAGAAATGGCCTCGCAGCGCTTGCAGATGGAGATTGCGCAAGCCCAAGAGCTGCACGGTTTGGAGATCGCAGCAAAGCAGGCAGAGCTACAACAAGCTCAGGCTCAGCAGCAGCAGGCCATGATGCAGCAGCAACAGCAGTTTACGCAAAAGATGGCCCAAGGCGGTCAAGTGCATGCGCAAAGAATGATGCAAGGTCAAAAACCAACCAACAAGGGGTCTGAATGAGCGACTCAACACTTGAACTGGCTTTCAAAAAAATTGAGAGCGAAAAGAAACTCATCATTGAGAATTTGGCGGACGGCGTGGCTAAAGACTACGCCGAATACCAAAACCTGTGCGGCGTTATCCGAGGTCTGTTGACCGCACAGCGCGAAATAAACGACCTTCTGCGCAAAATGAAAGATGATGACGATGAATGACTTTAATGTTCAGGCGGTTGACCTGTCTGGCCTACTCAACAAACCAGTTGAAGACAAGGCCAAACAGATTCCCAACCCAAAAACCTACCACCTTCTGTGCATGCTTCCAGAAGCCAAAGAGGAATACGAGGGCGGCTTGTTAAAAGCCAACCAGACAATGCAGTTTGAAGAGCTGCTGTCGCCCGTATTGTTCGTGGCAAAGATTGGACCTGATGCATTTAAGGATGAGAAACGCTTTCCAAGCGGACCAAGCTGCGAAGTTGGTGACTTTGTGATCGTGCGACCCAATAGTGGGACACGTATGAAGATTCACGGCACTGAGTGGCGAATCATCAACGACGATTCTGTCGAGGCTGTGGTTGAAGACCCAAGAGGGATTCAGAGAGTATGAACCCGGCAGAACAATTTGAAATAAAAGAAAGCATTACCGTGGAAGGCATTACTGCTGACCACGTTTGGTACAACGCCAATCTTTTGACCGGAAAGATGAGCTTTTGGGCCACCGATTTTCAAAAACTTGTCAGCATTATGGAAGCGCGACACAAGGACCATTTGAAAATAATTGACGATCTATTGGCAACGCAAGGCGTGTTAAAGCGTGAAATTGCGGCGCTGAAATCTGCGGCAAAGGAGTAAGTTATGGCTGAAATTGAAAAAACAGAGTTTGAGTTTCCTGATGAGAAGACGGAAGCCGAAGACAAAGCAAGCGCAGAGGTCGGGGGCAACGACGAGATAGAGATTGTCGATGACACTCCTGTAGAGGACCGGGGCCGCAAGCCCATGGTGGAACCTCCAAAGGAGCTTACCGACGAGGAATTATCGAAGTACGACGCCAGCGTTCAGCAGCGCATCAAGCACTTTACCAAGGGCTATCACGAAGAGCGCCGAGCCAAAGAGGCGGCGTTCCGTGAGCGCGAGGAAGCTCTACGAATTGCTCAGACAATTGTGGAAGAGAACAAACAGCTCAAAGGCTCCTTGGGGCAAAACCAAGCCGCTGTTCTTGATAGCTACAAAAAGCTTGCGGCAAACGACCTTGAAAAAGCCAAGTCTAAGTACAAAGAAGCGTACGAATCTGGCGATTCTGAGGCTATGGCAGAGGCCCAAGCTGGCCTTACTACGGCCACAATGCGTGCTGAACGCGTTAATAATATCAAAGCACCCGCTTTACAACGGGAAAAAACTGATGTACAAACGCAATCAGAACCAAAGAACGAATTTGTTTCTACTCCTGAGCCCGATTACAAGGCCCAAGATTGGCAGCAAAAGAATCAGTGGTTTGGGAAAGATGAAGAGATGACCAGCTTCGCCCTCGGGCTGCATACAAAGCTGATTAACTCAGGCATCAATCCAAAATCAGATGAGTACTACGAGCGGCTTAACAGCCGTATTCGTCAAGTTTTCCCGGAGTCGTTTGAATCTGAGAAGACCGTGGATGCGCCAACTTCACGCCCTGCAAAATCAAACGTAGCACCTGCTACCCGCAGCACAGCGACCAAAAAAATCGTGCTGACGCAGACACAGGTAAATCTCGCCAAGCGGCTTGGTGTTCCATTGGAACTCTATGCTCGTAAGGTTGCTGAAGAAATGAGGAAATGAAAATGAGTGAAGTTAAAACCCGCGTTGACCGCGATCTTGATACCCGCGAATTAACCAAGCGTCCAGCAAAATGGATGCCACCACAGCTTCTGCCCAATCCGAAGCCTGAACCCGGTTATGCGTTTCGCTGGATTCGTATTGCAGTCCAAGGAAAAGACGACGCCACGAATTACGCCTCAAAAATGACAGAGGGCTGGGAGCCCGTAAAGGCATCGGATCACCCCGAAGTACGTTTGTTTGGTAGCACACAAAACCGCTTTCCAGACAGCATCGAAGTCGGTGGCCTGCTGCTTTGCAAAACACCTGTGGAGTTTACTGAGCAACGTAATGCGTACTACAACCAACAGGCTGAGTCGCAGATGGAATCAGTGGACAACACTTTTATGCGTGAGAATAACCCTCTTATGCCGCTTTTCAAAGAGCGGAGCACGAAGGTTACTTTCGGTAAAGGCACTTAACTTTTTTGGAGTCCAAACATGGCTTACCCCACCGTTTCGGCACCCTACGGTCTGCAACCAATCAATCGTATTGATGGCATGCCGTACGCAGGTGCAATCCGTCAGATTCCCGTAGCTGCTGGCTTCGGCACCGCCATTTTCGATGGCGATACCGTTGTAATCAACAGCGATGGTTATCTCGTTAAATCAACCACAACTGACTCTGGCAACATTGTTGGCGTGTGCTTGGGCGGTCAGTACGTGAACTCGAGCGGCCAAACCGTTCAAGGTCAGTTCATCCCCGCTCTGGCATCTACGTCTACCAATCTGGCGCTGGCCTACGTTGTTGATGACCCGATGGCTTTGTTTAAGGTCGCTGTTGTGACCTCTGGCACTACCATGGGCACCGCTGGCCGTACTGTTGTTGGTTCTAACCTCGCGCTCGTCCTGAACGCTGGTAACACCACCACCGGTAATTCTGCTTTCGCCGTCACTTTGACCGGCGCTGGCACTACTGCCACCATTCCAATCCGTGTGATCGACGTTGTGCCTGAGACAGCTACTGGAGCTGACACATACGCCGAGCTGTTGGTAAAAATCAACACGCACCAGTACAACAACACCACTGGTGTCTAAGGAGTAAATCATGGCTATTTCACGCGCACAACTGCTGAAAGAATTGCTCCCCGGCTTGAACGCTTTGTTCGGTTTGGAGTACGCTAAGTACGGCGAACAGCACAAGGAAATCTACGAGACCGAGACTTCAGAGCGTAGCTTTGAAGAGGAAGTTAAGTTGTCTGGCTTCTCCGCAGCTCCCGTCAAGAACGAAGGCTCCGCCATCGCTTATGACAACGCTCAGGAAGCCTTCACTGCTCGTTACACCCACGAAACCATCGCTTTGGGCTTCTCCATCACTGAAGAAGCTGTGGAAGACAACTTGTATGACTCGTTGTCCAGCCGCTACACCAAGGCTCTGGCCCGTGGTATGGCTTACACCAAGCAGGTTAAGGCTGCTGCTATCTTGAATACTGGTTTTACCGCTGGCGTAACTTACGGCGACGGCGTTACCTTGTTCTCGACTGCACACCCCTTGATCTCTGGTGGCGTCAACAGCAACCGTCCGGCTACTCCTGCCGACCTGAACGAGACTTCGTTGGAAAACGCCGTCATTCAGATCGCTGCTTGGACAGACGAACGCGGCCTGCTGATCGCAGCTAAGCCCAAGAAGCTGGTGGTTCCACCTGCACTGCAATTCGTTGCAACTCGCTTGCTGGAAACTGAACTCCGCGTTGGCACTGCTGACAACGATATCAACGCCATCAAGAACAACGGTTCCATCCCCGGTGGTTACACGATCAACAACTTCTTGACCGACACCAACGCTTGGTTCTTGTTGACTGATGTGCCTAACGGTCTGAAGCACTTCATCCGTTCGCCTTTGGCGAATTCCATGGATGGTGATTTCGACACCGGTAACGTCCGTTACAAGGCCCGCGAGCGTTATTCGTTCGGCGTGTCTGACCCTCTGGGCGTGTACGGTTCTCCCGGCGCTTAATCCTTCGGGATTTATGAAAGGGCCCCTTGTGGGCCCTTTTCTTTTGGTGTATATTTGTTTAAACCCGGACTTTCCGGTGTATCTGACGGCTCCGGGCCGACGACATGCAGACAGATACGCCCCACTTGCATGTAAGGAATCATCATGGCTAATACCACCTTCAACGGCCCAGTTCGCTCCGAGAACGGCTTCCAATCTGTTTCCGTTAGCGCCACCACTGGCGCAGTCACCGTCAACGCTTCGTTCGGCTCTGACGTGGTGCTGGCTACTCAGTCCCTGTCTGGCGCTGGCGCAGTCAACGTCACCAGCGCATTCACCGCCCTGACCACCACAGGCGCTGCACAAGCCCTGACCTTGGCTAACGGCTCGGCTGGCGAGTTGAAAATCATCACTCACGTTGTGGATGGCGGCTCTGCTGTTTTGACACCCACAACTAAGATTGGCTTCACCACCATCACATTCACTGGGGTGGGCGAGTCCGCCACTTTGATTTACACCGCTGCTGGCTGGGCCATCGTTGCACTGAACGGCGCTGTTGCAGCTTAATCAACTCAAGGGGCTTCGGCCCCTTCTTTAAAGGAGATTGATTATGTCGATGCAATCGGACGTTAAATCGCAACACGCGTCAGTTTCGGGGTTGATGATTTCAGCTCGTACTCGCTTAAAGGGCGCGACTATTTTTCCGTTTTCTGGCGCAACAGGTTATTCGGCTTTTGTTGAAAACACCTCGATTGCCGGTACGTACGCACGTACTACAACCATTGCAACAGTAACCGCAGCAAACCACGGCTTGTCTACCGGCCAGTGGGCGTACTTAGACTGGGATTTGACTGACAACCCCTACCAAGTGACTGTGACAAACGCCAACGTCTTTACGGTAACTGTGGCAGATAGCGGTGCAGCAAGCGGTAGCGTGACTGTGTACAACAAGATGTTGCTTCAAGCTGACGCCTCAAACGCTACAGCCTACACTATGGTAATTCCCGGTCAGGGCATTTTGGCTCAAGAAGGAATTCGCGTGTTCTTGGGCGCAAACATTCACTGCACAATTTTTTATGGCTGAAGAGACACGCCCCATGGATGTTGCAGGTCGCAAACTGATGATTGCGATCCCTGCTTACGACGGCAAGTTGAACATCAAGACTTCGTTTGCCTTGGCCGATTTGGTGGTCAAGGCTTCGCAGTTTGGCGTTCAAGTACAACTGTCGCATCTGTCGGGCTGCTCTCTGATCACCAAGGCCAGAAACATTCTGGTCGCCAACTTCTTGGAGTCGGACTGCACGGACATGTTGTTCATCGATGCCGACATCGTGGTGGACGCAGAGTCCGTGCTTCGCCTGTTGGCGCTGAGCACTGGCAAGGACATCACAGCCGGGATGTACACTCGCCGTGCAGAGGATCGCAAGTTCTTCTTGGACATTTACATCGACGAAGCCAACACGCTTGAGTTCGACCAGTACGGCATGCTGCGGGTTGAGAACGTGGCTACAGGCTTCATGATGATCCAGCGCCATGTGTTGGAAAAGATGGTTGCAAGTCATCCCGAGTGGACGTACTTCAACGACGTGTACAACCGCAACGAAAGCGCCCTGTTTGACTTTGAGTTGACCAATGGGCAGTATGTTGGCGAGGACTACACGTTCTGCAAGCGCGCACGCAGAGATGGGTTCACGGTCTTTGTTGACCCAGAGATCACCCTGCCGCACGTTGGCTCGCAGGAATACCACCGCAGCTTCAAAGAGGCCGTGCTGATGCCGCTGATCGAGCAGCACTGCACTCCAAAACTGAAAGTCGTCAATGGCTAAGAAGACCCCATCCCTTGCAATCGGTCGTGGCGAGAAGTTGCCTGCCTCCAAGGGAGCCGGGTTGACAGCCAAAGGCAGAGCTTGCGAATTGTGTGGTGTGGACATTGACCATAAAAAGTCAAACGCAAGGTTTTGCAGCCGGGACCACAAGCGTAAAACTTCGGATATGCAGCGGGACCATTCAGCGGAGTACCAGCGCAACGCAGAAAAAAGACGCGCCCAAGCACTTGAGTACTACTACGCAAACCACGAGCAGGCTAAAAAACGGCAGTTGAATCGCCAAAAGTTGCGACCTGAAGTTTCTTCCGCAAATTCCGCCAACCGCAGAGCCATAAAGTTGCAACGAACCCCTGCGTGGCTTACTGATTTTGACAAGCTAAAAATCAGGTGCCTGCACTCCGTTGCTGCAATGCTAACCCGTGAAAATCAAGAGCCTTGGCACGTTGACCACGTAATACCGCTTCAAGGCGATTTGGTGTCTGGTTTGCACGTACCTAGCAATATGCGGGTGTTGCGAGGCAAAGAGAATATTTCAAAACACAACCGGTTTGAGGTGATTTAATGGCAAACCAAATTGCAAAAACCACCAAAGGCAAAGGTCGCAACTATCTCAGCACAAAAGAAGGTGCTGGAATGACTGCTGCGGGTCGAAAAGCCTACAATGCAAAAACCGGAAGCAACCTAAAAGCCCCGCAACCGCAGGGTGGCAAGCGCAAGGATTCTTTCTGCGCACGCATGTCAGGTATGCCCGGTCCAATGAAAGACGAGAAGGGCAAGCCCACTCGTAAAGCCGCGTCACTGGCGCGGTGGAAGTGCTGACATGGAAATGATGCTTTGGAACGCGGCCCTGAGTGCTATCGTGGGGGTCATGGGTTTCTTGCTTAAAGGCAAGTTTGATGAGCTGGATCGGCTCAGCATTTTGCTGAACAAGACCCGCGAGGAAGTGGCTCGTGACCACATTACCCGTTCTGAGTTTCGCGCAGACATGCAGCAGTTGATGGACCGGTTTGACCGACTTGAACGCAAGATTGACAACCTGAGAGGCAGCAATGCCCAGCACGAGTAAAAAGCAACACAACTTCATGGCGGCTGTGGCGAATAACCCAGCCTTTGCGAAGAAGGCAGGTGTCCCACAATCAGTGGGCAAAGAGTTCTCCAACGCGGACAAGGGCCGCAAATTTTCAAAAGGTGGCGATATGAAAGAATCTAAAGCGATGGCGGCAAAAGAGATGAACTTCATGAAGAAGAAGGGCGCTCCCAAGTCTATGATTAAGCATGAAATGGCCGAAGCAAAGGGTAAACCTTTTGCCAAAGGTGGTGGCATCTCTTCCTCTTTGAAGGCCCACGCCGCTGCTCCCGCTTCTAAAGCGCACGGCATGAAGAAGGGCGGCTCGGTTGGCACAACCAAGATGGGCGCAGTTCGTACTGCCGCTCCAAGCCGTGACGGTGTTGCCACCCAAGGCAAAACCAAAGGCATGATGGTCAAGATGGCCCGTGGTGGTAAAACCTGCTAAGGAGCTGACATGAGCCAAGCCGAAAAAGAAGCGCGTCAGATGATTGCGGATAAAAAAGCTGCCGAGGCTGCTGAAAAAGCATACAACGCAGCCAGCAAGACGCCCCCAGCGCCAGCGCCTACGGTTAAGAAAGCCAAAGGTGGTAGCGTTACTCGCGCTGACGGCTGTGTGACTAAAGGTCGTACTAAGGGCACAATGGTCAAAATGGCTATGGGCGGCAAAACCTGCTAAGGAGTTGAGATGGCACGCAATCCAAACATCGATGACGACACACGCGCTCGCGCCATGAAATTTGTGGAAGACGCGGACATGCGTAAACCTGCGGTAACAGCAAATTCAAAGCAACGCGTGGTCAGCAAAAAAGAGTTGGAAGACTCTGGCATGAGCTTGCGTGACTTCTTGAACAAAGAACGCGGTTTGACTAGGCGTGAAGATAAATCCATGAGCAAAGCCGCTGCTGAAAAGCAGTTGGGTATGGGGGAAAAGCCGTCAAAAGAAGCAGTGTCTAGTGCAAAAGCGCAGCTTGGATTAGAAAGCCCCGCCGCAGCCCCTACTACGCCTTCCACTGACGTAACCAAAATGTCTTTGGCCGAACGCGCACGGATGAGTCGTGACCGCGCTAGGTCTGGTAGCACAACTGATACACGCTCTGTTGGTGAACGTATCCGCTCTGCTTTGGGCGGTAAAGATCGCGGCGAAGAGACTATTGAACCTGATAGTTCTGGCATTGGCATGAAGCGCGGCGGTAAGGTCAAGAAGATGGCTTCTGGTGGCTCCGCTTCTAAGCGTGCAGATGGTATTGCTTCCAAGGGTAAAACTCGCGGAAAGATGGTGTAACCATGAGAGCTAGTCGCGGTATGGGAGACATCCTCCCCTCTAAGATGCCCAAAGGCGTGAAAAAAGCACGCCGGGATGACACCGACTTCACCCAGTACGCCGCTGGCGGAAAGGTGGGGTTGTACGCTAACATCAACGCCAAGCGTGCGCGTGGTGAAAAGATGCGCAAGCCGGGCCAAAAGGGCGCACCAACAGCGCAGGATTTCATTGAATCCGCCAAGACAGCAAAGAAGTAAACCATGACCACTACCGGCTCCACACTCTTCAATATGGACTTCACGGAAATTGCCGAGGAAGCATGGGAGCGTGCGGGCCGGGAAATGCGTTCGGGTTATGACTTGCGTACAGCGCGTCGCTCGATGAACCTGATGACCATTGAGTGGCAGAGCAAGGGCATCAACATGTGGACAATGGAGCAGGGGTTCATTAACCTGACCCCGGGCTTGTCTACATACGCCTTGCCAACAGATACGATTGACTTGCTTGAGCAAGTTATTCGCACGGGCCAAAACACCGCATCAACTCAAGCTGACCTAACCATCAGCCGGATCAGTGTTTCTACTTACGCGACCATCCCGAACAAACTTCAGCAAGCTCGACCAATCCAAGTCTGGATTCAGCGGCTGTCTGGTGAAGTGAATCCAACATCGGCAACCCTTGATGGAGCCATCAACTCCACAGACACTACGCTCACGCTCAGCACGGTGGTTGGACTGGCGGGATCGGGCTTCCTCCGCCTTGATTCGGAAGACATCTACTACACATACATCACCGGAAATGTTCTGGGCGGGGTGTTCCGTGGACAGAACAACACAACAGCCGCCTCGCACATCACAGGCACTGCGGTTTATGTCCCTCAGTTACCTGCGGTAACCGTCTGGCCTACGCCCGACAACTCCACCCCATACCAGTTTGTGTATTGGAGACTGCGCCGAGTGCAAGATGCTGGCGCTGGTGCCGAGACTGCCGACATGAACTTCCGCTTTCTCCCGGCCTTGGTGTCTGGGTTGGCGTACCACATTGCAGTCAAAGTCCCTGAGCTGATGCCGCGCATTCAGATGCTCAAGCAGATGTACGACGAAACTTTTGAGATTGCCGCTGGAGAGGATCGCGAGAAAGCTGCCGTGCGGTTCGTGCCTCGTCAGATGTTTATCGGAAGCGGCGGGGGTTACTGATGGGTAATCGGTTCGCATCCGGCAAGAAAGCGATTGCGGAGTGTGATCGCTGCGGCCAGCAATATCAACTCAAGAAGTTGCGCACCGAGATCATCAAGCAGCGCAAGTACGAGCTGCTGGTGTGCCCGGAATGCTGGGACCCAGATCAGCCGCAGTTGATGCTTGGCACGTTTCCTGTAGATGATCCACAGGCCTTGCGCAACCCCCGCAGAGATACAACGTACGTCACATCTGGCGTAAACTCAGCAGGAAACCTGTCTGGCGGGTCGCGAGACATCCAGTGGGGGTGGAACCCGGTTGGTGGTTCCAGAAGTTTTGACAATTTACTGACGCCAAATTACTTGGCATTGGGTGTGCAAGTTGGTACAGTCACCATTCAGATAGGAGCTTAAAATGGCATTCACACGATCAGCAGATGGCATCGCCAAACAAGGCAAAACCAAGGGCAAAAACCTTGGTGACAGCGGTCCCACATCCAAAGAGATGATGGGCGGCAAACCCGGCAAAAGTGGCGGTGGCAAAACCAACGCGGACATGAAGTCCATGGGTCGCGGTCTGGCTAAAATTGCAGCACAGAAACGAGGCTAATATGGCAACCTTCAGCAAGAAAATGATGGGCAAAGAAGTTGGCGATGCCAAAGTCTACGCCAAGCCGCACACAATGGACGGCAAGACTGTGAAAGCCCAAACCAACCCCGGTAAAGAGCCAAACCACAGCCGCGTTGACACGGTCAACATGAGCGTTGGTGCAATGAGCAACAAGCCTGACGGCATGCCTACAAAGACCAGCGGTATTAAGGTGCGCGGTACTGGCGCTGCCACCAAGGGCTTGATGGCACGAGGCCCAATGGCTTGAGGTTGATATGACGTACAACGAACTGGTCACTGCCGTCCAAGACTATTGCGAGAACGTCTTCGCAACAGCGGACATGAACACCTTCATTCAGCAGGCGGAGCAGCGCATCTATAACACTGCGCAACCCGCCAATCTGAGGAAGAACGTGACGGGTTCTTTGACGTCTGGCAATAAGTACTTGGCAGCTCCCGCTGACTTTTTGTCTGCGTACAGCCTTGCCATCTACCCAGCCTCCGGCACTGGCGACTTCTTGTACTTGCTGAACAAGGATGTGAACTTCATGCGTGAAGCGTATCCAAACCCAGCAACAACAGGCAAGCCCAAGCACTACGCCATCTTTGGGCCGCAGTCCAACGACGTGAATGAGCTTTCGTTTATTGTGGGCCCCACCCCAAACGCCGCATACAACGCTGAGCTTCACTACTATTACTACCCAGAGTCCATCGTGACCGCCGGTACGTCATGGCTGGGTGATAACTTTGACTCTGTGTTGCTATACGGAACCATGTGCGAAGCGCTCACATACATGAAAGGTGAGCCTGATATGCTAAAACTGTACCAAGATCGGTACACTCAAGCTATTGCTCTGTACAAAAATCTGGCTGATGGCAAGCAACGTATGGATGCTTATCGCGATGGTCAAGTGAGGATTCAAGTGTCATGAGTATTCTTCAAACAGCTACAACAAGCTTCAAAGTTCAACTGCTTCAAGCGGTTCACAACTTTGGCCCAACATCGCCAGACACATTCAAGATTGCGCTGTACACGGCGGCTGCCGACGTAAACGCAAGCACAACCATCTACTCAACAGCGGATGAGGTGGTGGGCACGGGGTACACGGCTGGAGGCAATACTTTGACCATCTCCGTCTCTCCCACGTCTGGCAACAACGCGCTGTCCATACCTACGGCGTACATTTCTTTTGCCAACACATCTTGGGCAAACGCCACGTTTACGGCTCGCGCAGGCTTAATCTACAACGTGACGCAAGGCAACAAATCCGTTGCGGTGCTGGATTTTGGCGCGGACAAAACTGTCAACAACGACACATTCCAAGTCATCTTCCCAGCACCCGATGCCAACAGCGCCATTGTGCGTATTTCGTAAGGACCAATCATGGAACACAGTTCAGCTAAAGACGTCGTGACAGCGGCAACAGTTATGCGCCCAACGGGCACTGAAGGCGCTTGCGCTGGTGGTGTTTTTACTGTGACTTGCGTTGGCGCAGACGGCGTAGAGAAGTGGTCTGACACCTTCCACAACTTGGTGGTCAACCAAGGATTGCAGGACATGAACTCCAAGTATTTCTCCGCCTCCGGTTACACGGCGGGTTGGTTCCTTGGTTTGGTTCAAGGCCCCGGTTCTGGTACAACATTTGCCGCTGGTGACACACTTGCCTCGCACGCTGGCTGGACAGAGCTGGCCCCCGGCACCGACTACACAGGCAACCGCAAGGCGGTGACTTTTGGCACGGCCACAACCGCTGACCCTTCGGTGATCTCCAACTCCGCAGCGCCGTCTTCGTTTGCCATGTTGGTGAACGGCACAGTGGTAGCTGGCGCACTCTTGTGTACCGTGGCCTCGGGAACCTCAGGCATTCTGTTCTCTGCTGGAGACTTCACAGGTGGTGATAAAACCGTGGACAACGGCGATACCTTGAACGTGACCTACACCTTCTCTCTCGACGCCGCTTAACAGGACGTGCGGTGTTTGGTGATGTCACTTTTGCCCAAGCACCCTTCGCCTCTTTAGGCGGGAACACGTTTTCTGTTTCCGTTGCTGACTCCGCAACCGCTGTAGCCAGTCAATCGCAATTAACAACCCGTGGCGGGTTTCAAGCGGAGTCGTCTACTGGACAAGACTTTGCTTCAGCCCAAGGTGTGTTGACCGCTTTCGCGGCAGAGTCAGCTATAGCGTCAGATGCACAGTCAGCCATAGCCGCCTTGGTGGCTTCGGTACTGGAGACCGCATCAGGCTCAGCAGCCCAAACAGCAACAGGCGTTTTTGTAGCCTCTCAAGCAGAAACGGCTACAGCCTTAGCAATTCAGGCTGCGGTTGGTGCGTTCTTGGCCTCGCAGGCGGAGACGGCAACCGGCAGTGATTCGGTGTCCCGTGCGTTGTCAATTTCTGTTGCTGTTGCCGAAGGCGCGGCAGGCTCGGACTCCGTAATCTCGCAGATCAGCGTCAACGCAACCATTGCAGAAGCGGTCAGCGCACTGAGTTCACTCGGCGTCCTCAGAACAGCAAACGTCTACCCGGCAGGGGTGCAGCTTTACATCAGCATCGGCGGGGCTTTGGTCTGGGCTGCGGTGAATGACACACAAAACCCAGATTGGCAAAATATCAACGACACGCAAAGCCCGAACTGGCAAAATGTCAATGACACACAAAATCCCGGCTGGACCAACCTGCCGTCGTAAGGATCAAAAATGGCTTTAGTTCTCAAAGACCGGGTTAAGGAAACCACCACCACAGCAGGGACGGGCACGGTAACACTCGCCGGTGCGGCTGCGGGGTTTCAGCCTTTCTCCGCCGTGGGTGATGGCAACCAGACCTTCTACGCCATCGTGGACGCAACATCTGGCGCTTGGGAGGTCGGTGTCGGCACTTACACAGCCTCCGGCACAACCCTGTCCCGGACTACCGTGGTGTCGTCCAGTAACGCTGGCTCGTTGGTAAACTTTGGCGCGGGCACCAAGGATGTGTTTGTTACCTACCCATCGTCTCGGGCGGTGTATCTGGACGCGGCAGGCTCCGCCGTCACAACGTTGGACATCGGCACTCTGGGGACCAGCACAGCCAACATCTCAACGGCCAACATTACGGCGGGGACAGTTGCCAACGCGCCGGTCAACAACACGGACATCGTCAACAAGCAGTACGCTGACGCGATTGCATCTGGCATCCACTTCCATGAAGCGGTCAACTTGGCGACCACAGCAGCACTGCCTGCGAACACGTACAACAACGGCACATCCGGGGTTGGGGCTACGCTGACAGCAACTGCCAACGGCGCTCTGTCTGTGGACTCAATCCTTACTACCGCTTCAGAGCGGGTACTGGTCAAGAACGAAGCGGCTGGTGCGAATAACGGTGTGTACACTGTTACGCAGGTCGGTTCTGCTGGAACACCTTACATCTTGACCCGCGCCACAGACTTTGATTCCGTCGGCACCGGAGTTAACGAGATCGACGAGGGCGACTTCTTCTTGGTGACCAGCGGTACAGCCAACGTCAATACCGCTTGGGTGCAGCAGACCCCTCCACCCATAACCATTGGCACGACAGCCATTGTCTTCCAGCAGTTCTCTGCACCGATCACCTATACGGCGGGTACGGGCCTGAACGAGTCGCCAACCTACACGTTCAACATTGCCAACATCGGTACTGCGGGCACATACGGTTCAGCGTCCTCCGTTCCGGTAATCACAACAAACGCGCAAGGCCAAGTCACGGGCGTTACCCCCACGGCCATCGCCATCAACGGTTCGGCGGTCACGGGCAACATTACGGGTTCTGCCGGTTCTGTAGCCAACGCACTGACTGCGGGCACCTTCCTGACCAGCGGCGGTACGTTTGATGGCTCCGCTGCGCGTACGTTTGCTGTGGATGCAACAGATGCCAACACGGCTTCCAAGGTTGTGGCGCGGGATGCCTCCGGCAACTTCTCTGCGGGCACCATCACAGCCGCCCTCTCGGGCAATGCAACCTCGGCCACCAATGTGGCAAACGGAGCGGCAAACCAGATCGTGTACAACACTGGCTCCGGTGCAACGTCGTTTGTTTCGGCGCCAACAGCTTCCGGCGAAGTGCTCGGCTGGAACGGCTCCGCGTTTGCCTACACAACCTCGATTGCCTCGGCTACCAACGTCACAGGCACTGTTGCAATTGCAAACGGAGGCACAGGCGCAACATCCCTGACGGCCAACAACGTATTGCTTGGCAATGGCACTTCTGCTGTTCAGGTGGTGGCCCCCGGCACAAACGGGAACGTACTGACATCAAACGGTACAACGTGGCAATCATCGACCCCTGCGGCGCAGGCTTATCCCGGTGCAGGCATTGCTGTTTCTACTGGAACAGCTTGGGGGACATCCAAAACCACCCCGACCGGCGATGTTGTGGGTACATCTGACACGCAGACCCTGACCAACAAGACGATTGCTTTTGGTAGCAACACCTTAACCGATGTTGCCAGCATCAACACGGCTCAGACCTTTACAGGCACAAAGACATTCAGTGGCACATCTTCAACCCAAGCCATTGTTCTAAACGACGCGGCAGAAGTTGCTACTGTCTCGGCTACGGCGGCTACAGGCACAATCAACTACGACATCACCACGCAGTCGGTGCTGTACTACACCTCCAACGCATCGGCAAACTGGACGGTCAACTTCCGCGCTTCTAGCGGCACAAGCCTGAACACATTGATGAGCACAGGGCAGTCTATGACTGTGGCTTTCTTGGTCACTCAAGGCGCTACGGCTTACTACAACAGCGCGGTTCAAGTGGACGGCACAACCTCTGGGGTGACAACTCGCTGGCTTGGCGGCGCTCCTACTGCTGGTAATGCAAGCGGCATCGACAGCTACCGCTACCTCATCATCAAGACAGGCAGTGCAGCCTTCACCGTCTTGGCAAGCAACACACAATTCAAGGCTTAAACCATGCCATTACAAGCAACCAGTGGTGCAGCTAGTTACGATGCTTTTGGCGGCGGCTCGGCTGCTGTCCCGAACTACATTGAGGACGTGTTCAGCACTTGGCTGTACACAGGCAACGGCGCTACACAGACCATCACCAACGGGATTGATCTGGCGGGTAAGGGCGGTCTTACATGGATAAAGAGACGATCAGGGGCGACAGATCACGCTTGGTATGACACCGCCCGTGGAGCTACGTTTGATATTGCTTCAAACTTAAGCACAGCACAAACAACCCAAGCAACAGGGCTGACCTCGTTTTCATCTACCGGTTTTGCTTTGGGTGCATTGGCAAAGCTGAATACCAATGCTGCAACCTATGTTTCATGGACATTCCGCAAGCAGTCAAAGTTTTTTGATGTAGTCACATACTCTGGCAATGGTGACGCATTAACGGTCTCGCATCAACTTGGCAGTGTGCCGGGTTGCATCATGATCAAGAGGACAAACGCATCCGCAGATTGGGTTGTTTACCACAGGAGTTTGAGCACTCCGTATGGCCCAGAATTTCCAAACTACTACATCAAGCTGAACTCCGAAGACATGGAGGTGTCAGATGATTTTGTGTGGAACACAACCGCCCCCACAGCAACAACATTTGACGTTCTTGGTGGATACGGGGGCGCTGCCGATGTGTGTGAGGCTGGCGGTACTTATGTGGCTTACTTGTTCGCGCATGACAGCGGTGGGTTTGGCCTTACTGGAACGGACAATGTAATTTCATGCGGTGGCTACACTGGCAACGGAAGCGCTACAGGGCCAGAAATAAACCTTGGCTACGAACCCCAGTTGGTTCTGATTAAAGCTGCCAGCGGTGTTGTCAATGGCGGTTGGATATTGGCCGATAACATTCGCGGCCTAAATATGCGGGATGATTCTTTTGTTGAGCTGGATGATGCCAATGCAGAATATTTATCTACCAATTTTAATCCGACTTCGACTGGATTCCAGCTTACAAATACATCTACGTTCTCCAACACATTAAACGCCGAATACATTTACATCGCCATACGCCGTGGACCCATGAAAGTCCCAGAAACCGGGACAAGTGTTTTTGCTCCAATTGCATACACAGCAACAAACGTAGACAACCGCTTGGTTAACACAGGGCTTGTGACGGATATGACAATTGCCCGCACTAGGGGAACAGCAAACAGCGGTAGTTTTTATGTGGCTGATAGGCTGCGGGGAAATGCTTCATTAAGCACCGCTACTACCGGGGGTGAAAATACTGACGCCGACACATTTATGACGCCCACCGTCGGATACGGAAATTCTTTTTCTGCCATGAACGGCTTTGGTGCGGGTAATGATTTTACTCGCCTTATTAACTACGGATCTTTGAGCCAAATTGCTTACGCATTTAAGCGTGCCCCCGGTTTTTTTGATGAGGTGTGTTCTCCTTCAAGTTCGGCTATTACGCACAATTTAGGCGTAGCTCCTGAACTTGTAATTTTCAAATCTCGATCAACGCTCGGTTTTTGGTATGTTTGCGCCGCCACCGATGGCTATGGCCTTTTTAACAAAAGCGATGCGTGGTCTGGGGCGGCTGGTGGTAGTGGTCTTGGGGTTGATTATGCAAACGCAACTTCAACAACCGTAAAAAGCACGAACTTCTATTCTGAAGGCGCAATTATTGTTACCTACCTTTTTGCAAGCTGTCCCGGCGTTTCCAAAGTTGGCAGCTACACAGGAAATGGCGCAACTCAGACCATTGCTTGCGGCTTTACTGGTGGCGCACGTTTTGTCCTTATTAAGCGCACTGATGCTGTTGCAACTTGGTTGGTTTGGGATACAGCCCGTGGCATGGTAAGCGGTACAGACCCATCTTTGACGACAACTTTAACAACGGGCGAAGTCAATGCCAATAACGTCTACACAGCAACCGGAGGATTTGAGCTTGTTAGTGCTGACGCAGCCATCAATGCCTCGGGTGGTTCATACATCTTTTTGGCAATCGCATAAGGAACAACCATGCAAATCAGAGTTCGCGAAACAGGCGCAGTGATGTATGAGAGCGAGTTTCGTCGTTACCAGCAAGCCAATGGTGGCCCTACATGGGGTCAAACAACAATCGAAGTCCTAGAGGCTTTGGGCGCTGATGTGGTCTTTGAGGGCCCACAAGCGCAACCTACACGCTACCAAGTAGCTTTTGCTGATGGCGTGGAGCAGATTGAAGGCAAGTGGTACACCAAGTACAGCGTAGCCGACATGGACGCCGAGGGTATTTCCATCAAGGACTCCGAGCAGGCTGCGGCTGTGCGCCAAGCCCGTGGCGAGAAGCTCAAGGACAGCGATTGGACGCAGGTTGCTGACGCCCCTGTTGACCAAACCGCGTGGGCAGCTTATCGTCAAGAACTGCGCGACATTACTGCACAATCAGATTTCCCTTGGGACATTAACTGGCCCACACAACCGGAGTAAATCATGGCAATCAACAGCACAACCAACCTCGGCCTCGCTCTTCCCGATCAGGGGGAGTGGGACGGCACATGGGGCACAAACACCAACGACCAGATCACTACGCTGATCGACTCCGCAGTTGCAGGAACCACCACGCTCAGCACGGACGCAGACGTAACTCTGACGGATACGGACTTTGCTGCCAATGAGTCGCGGCAAGCCATCATCTTGTGGACGGCTAGCAACGGAGCTACCACACGCAACATCACAGCGCCAGCACGTAGCAAAACGTATGTGGTCGTCAACTCCGGCACGGGCTCCATCGTTCTGCGGGGCACAGGCCCAACCACCGGCATCACCATCGTGGCAGGCGAGCGTTGCGTAGCGGCTTGGAACGGAAGCGACTTCACCAAGGTTGCCACCAGCGTGGTTGACGGCGTCGCTACCATCAGTTTTGGTTCAACGGGTCTGACTCCTGCCACCGCCACTTCTGGCGCGGTCACGGTTGCTGGTACTTTGGCGGTTGCCAACGGCGGCACAGGTGTTACGACCTCCACGGGAACGGGCAATGTCGTGTTGTCAAATTCACCAACGCTGGTGACCCCAGCTCTGGGCACGCCTTCCGCACTGGTGGGTACAAACATCACGGGCACCGCGTCTGGATTGACCGCAGGCACTGTGACAACCAACGCCAACCTAACAGGCGCAGTTACTTCGACCGGCAACGCCACTTCTTTGGGGTCGTTCACTTCTGCCAATTTAGCTGCTGCCCTAACAGACGAGACAGGCAGCGGCTCGGCAGTCTTTGCGACAAGCCCAACTTTGGTTACCCCTATTTTGGGGACGCCGACAAGCGCGACACTGACGAACGCAACAGGACTGCCAATCAGCACTGGCGTATCCGGTCTTGGTTCTGGCGTGGCTACCTTCTTGGCAACCCCATCATCTGCCAACCTTGCCGCAGCCGTTACCGGGGAGACTGGCTCTGGTGCGCTGGTGTTTGCCACATCCCCCGCATTGGTTACACCTGCGCTTGGCACACCGGCATCCGGTGTTTTGACCAACGCTACGGGGCTTCCTCTGACTACGGGCGTTACTGGCACACTGCCAATCGCCAACGGCGGCACGGGGCAAACCACAGCCAACACAGCGTTCAACGCTTTGGTGCCATCACAGACAAGCAACTCCGGCAAGTTCCTGACGACCAACGGCAGCGACACATCGTGGGCCACAGTTGGCGGCGGCGGCGCGTATTCTCAGGGCACATGGACCCCCTCAATTAGGGTTGACGGCTCCGCAACGGGGATTACGTATGTCGGGCAGTCGGGCATCTACACCAAAATTGGGGACATGGTCACGCTTAGGGGGTACATGTTTATTGACAACCTGCCGACATTTAGCCCGTCAGATCAGGTGACTGTTGCTGGCCTGCCTTTTGCCGGTGAGGGCGACATTTATGGCGACGGCGATGTGATCTTTTTTTGGGCCGACGCTGTTACGGTAAGCAACTTGATTTTTGGGCACGTGACCGGCAGCATTATCAGGATTTTTTCTGGAACATACGCCCCTATTACGCGCTCGCAATTTCAAAGTGGCGTGCTGTCTTTCCGCGCAACATACTACGCGGAGCCTTAATCATGAAAGACTGGTTCGTTGCCTTTATTGCAGCGGCCAGTCTGGTCGGGCTTGTGCTTTGGTGCGTCTACATTTTTATTGGGGTGATATATGGATGAGCAAAATTTGAAACACGAGCTGGCGGTCATCAAGGCCCAAGCGCAAGTTGAGCTGGACAAACTGAACGCGGCATCCCCGGCCAAGGAGATTGCTGGCAAAGCGATTGGTGAGGGCGGACTGTTTTACATCACGCTGATCATCATCATTGGTGTGGGTGCCTCCTTGTTCTTAGATGAGTCCAAGATCGCTGCGGTGATGGGCTTGCTAGGCTCTGCGCTGACTGCTTTGATTTCTATGCTCAACGGCATTGCCGGGGCCAACCCCAAGCAAGAGAAGCCTGAGTTCGAGGTCATCAAGAACCTGATCGACAAGCTGGATCGTTTGGACCGCAAGGAGCCTCCAATGCGGGTTACTGTGGAAGGCGAAAAGGTCACGGTCTCCAAGGGCGAGGACTCGATCACCACATCGAAAGGCGCGTGATGGCACAGTTTGAACCCGCCTTTGAGCTGATGATGGTTGACGAGGGCGGCTACGTCCTCCACGATGTCCCCGGTGATACGGGCGGCATGACCTACGCTGGCATTGCCCGGAACAAGAACCCGCAGTGGCCCGGATGGGTGCTGGTGGACAAGAATGAACTTGGAGCCGCTACCCCTATGGTGCGTGATTTCTACCGTGCCGAGTTCTGGGACAAGATGCGCGGCAACGAGATCAACAACCAAGACGTGGCCAACACCATCTTCAACTTTGGTGTAAACGCTGGCATGAGCATGGCCGTCAAGCTGGCGCAGCTTGTGGTTGGTGCTACCCCTGATGGTGGTATTGGAGCCAAGACCGTGGAGCGTTTAAACCAGATACCTGACGGCCAACGGTTCAAGGAGCAGTACGCCTTGGCAAAGATCGCCCGGTACGTTGAGATTTGCAACAAGAACCCCGTGCAGGTCAAGTTCCTCAAGGGTTGGCTGAACCGCACACTGAAAGGGCTGAAATGAACTTACTTGGCGTTGGATCAATCATTGAAGCTGTGGGCAAGGTTGCCGACGACCTGATCACCACCGACAAAGAACGTCTGGAAATGGAAGTCGAGCAGCGCAAGCTGGACCTTGAGGAAAAGCGCATCGACCAAGCCACCGACCTTGCCCAGATTGAGGTCAACAAGATCGAGGCTGCAAGCTCCAGCGTGTTTGTTTCTGGCTGGCGTCCCGCCATCGGCTGGATCGGCGTTGCGGCTATGGGTTACCAGTTCTTGGCCTATCCACTGTTCCAGTGGGGTTGGAAGTGGGCACAGGCTACAGGGTGGATTCCTGCGGGGTTGGAGCCTCCTCCCGTACTGGACGCCGACCAGCTTTGGGTGATACTATCAGGCATATTGGGCATCGCTGGGATGAGGTCTTTTGAGAAAACCAAAGGCGTTGCCAGCAAGTAAAGGTTGCCCATGCCGCTTAAAAAACTCCTGTTCAGACCCGGCGTAAGCCGAGAGCAAACCCGCTACGCATCGGAAGCCCTTGGCCCGGTAGGCTCATCTACGCAGGCTGTTGGCGGATGGTACGAGTCCGAGAAGGTGCGGTTTCGCTCTGGAACGCCAGAGAAGATTGGCGGCTGGCAGCGCATTTCCTCCAACACGTTTCTTGGTGTTTGCAGGTCTTTGTGGAATTGGGTCACTCTTGGCCGCGAAAACCTCGTCGGCGTTGGTACGAGCCTGAAGTTTTACATTGAGCGTGGCGGTTTATATAACGACATCACGCCACTGCGCTCCTACACCGAGTTGCCTGTAACGCTGACCAACCCATTTGATACCACGTCTGGCTCGGCGGTCATTAATGTAAACGACACCGCCCACGGGCTAACTACCGGGGATGTTGCTACATTTTCTGGCGCTGTTGCGGTTGGCGGCATCCCAGCAGAGGCGCTCAATACCAATCACAAGGTAACGGTTGTCGGGGTTGATGACTACACAATCACTGTCTTTACCTCAGCAACCTCTACCGTAACTGGCGGCGGGGGCACTGTGTCGGCAACGTACACAAAGTTTAATTTTGTACTTACCAATCCTTTTGAAGCAACTCTTGGCTCCTCCGTCATAGAGGTGACCCATGTTGATCACGGCTGCGTTACCGGCGACTTTGTGACGTTTAGTGGCGCTACGGGCTTGGGTGGCAACATCACCGCTGGCGTTCTTAACAGACAGTACCAAGTTACGGTAACGGATATTAGCCCTAACCCCGACACCTACACCATCACCGTTGCAGCGACAGCTAATGCCACGGACGTATCAGGCTCTCCGGGTGGCGGCACAGTTACCGCGCAGTACCAGATTAACGTAGGGCCAGAAATTCAAGTTCCATCTGTAGGCTGGGGAGCGGGTGCATGGGGGTCTGGAGCTTGGGGTACTGGAGTTACTGTCTTAGGCAACTTGCGTCTTTGGAGTCAATCCAACTTTGGCGAAGATTTGATTTTTGCTCCGCGTGATGGCGGCATCTACTACTGGGACGCCACGACCGAGGTGACTACTCGCGGAGTGCCCCTGCAATATTTAAACGGCGCATCCAGCGTACCTACGGTGCAGAAGTTCACCTTCGTGTCGGACATCAACCGCTTTGTTTTTGCGTTCGGCTGTAACGACTACGGCTCCGTAATTCAAAGCCCTATGCTAATTCGCTGGTCAGATCAGGAGAGCGCGGTCAACTGGCTTCCTGCCGCCACCAATCAAGCTGGCAGCATTCAGTTCTCTCACGGCTCTGAGCTGGTAACTTGTTTGCAAACCCGTCAAGAAATTGTGGTGTGGTCGGACTCCGCCATTTATTCTTTGCAATACGTTGGCGCTCCCGTTGTTTGGCGAAGCGAGTTACTGGGGGATAACCTATCTATTGCAAGCCCCAACGGCGCAGCAACGGCTTCCGGGATTGTTTACTGGATGGGTGTGGACAAGTTCTACAAGTATGACGGTCGAGTCCAGACCCTGCGTTGCGATCTGCGCCAGTACATTTTCAGCGACATCAACGCATCGCAATACCAACAGGTGTTTGCAGGGACCAACGAGGGCTTCAATGAGGTCTGGTGGTTCTACTGCTCTGCTGGAAGCACGGTGGTGAACAGGTATGTCGTTTACAACTACGCCGAGGACATCTGGTACTACGGGACGATGGGCCGCACGGCATGGCTGGACTCTGGCCTGCGCGACTACCCGTTGGCTGCCACATACAGCTACAACTTGGTCAACCATGAGCAAGGCAACGACAACAATGAGACCAGCACTCCTACTGCTATTGCGGCATCTATTAGCTCGTCTGAGTTTGATATTGACGATGGCCACAACTTTGGCTTTATCTGGCGTGTTATCCCTGACTTGACCTTCCGCAATTCCACTGGAAGTGTTACTCCTCAATGCACCATGACGCTGCTTCCAATGCAAAATTCCGGCTCAGGGTTCAACAGCCCGTTGTCCACCAATGGAACCAGCAGTGCGGCAATCCAACGCATTGCCACAGCTCCAATTGAGGAGTTCACGGGGCAGGTATACATCCGGGTTCGCGGACGCCAGATCATTTTTAAGGTTGAGTCCGACCGCCTTGGCACAGCGTGGCAGCTTGGCGCTCCTCGAATCGACATCAAATCTGATGGGAGGAGATGAGTATGAAAGTAGTGATTTCTGAGTTTGTTCTGGGGCAGCCAATTGCACCCAACTTGCCGCTGGCCACGCAGGATTACGACCGCCAGTATCAGGATCAGCTTAACAACGTGCTGCGCTTGTACTTCAACCGTATCGACGCAACTTTTAATCAGTTGCAGGTATCGGATATTCTGCCCGCTCTGACCAACTACACCGTATCTACACTGCCCAGCGCAGCGACTGCGGGAGTTGGGGCAAGATCGTTTGTAACGGACGCATTACTTCCAACATTTGGGGCAACCGTTGTTACTGGCGGGGCTGTTGCCGTACCCGTATATTCTGACGGTACAAACTGGAAAGTTGGGTAAGGAAAAATTATGGCTACAGCACCAACAACGCAACTCACCCCATCGCAGCCAGCTTACTTCCAAGCGAACCCAGATGTTGCGACTGCTTACGCCAACCGTGCTAGTGACCCCAATCTAGCTAACACCGTCAACTTTACGCCCGAGCAGTTTGCTGCTACGCACTACCGAGATTTTGGCTCTAAGGAGCAAAGAGCTGCACCCACGTATACGCAAGATCAAGTCAACCAACTTGCGCGAGAAGCGGCAGCTCAGGCTGGCGGAACCATTCCCTACAATGATGCCGTCACCGCTGCTCGAAGCTATGGCATATCGCCGGAGATGGTAAATCAAGCGATGTCCACAGGAGTGATTACTGGGTCTGCGCCTAATTTTGAGCAAATGGTCAAAGATGCTTACGCAGGTATTGGCCGCACAGGCATAGGCACAGAGGCTTCAAACGTAGATCAAGCTGGGTATGACGGTTGGGTTCAATCACTCCAAAGGGGTGACTCAACACCAGAAGCATTCAACAGAAACTTTCAGACCGCTGTTGCCGACTACGTAACAAAAAACCCGCAAGACCAGTACAGCACCTACGTTACGGACTTTCTGACAGATACCTCACCTGCGGCTGTCGCTCAAACTAACAAAGCGTTTGGCATTGGCAGTGATGCGCCCGCCTACTTCAATCAAAACCCAGATGTTGCGGCTGAATACGCCAAAAATTCAATGGGCATATCTCCGCAACAGTTTGCCGAGGCGCATTATGCAAAGCACGGCTCCGGTGAAGGCAGGGCAGATTTAAACACGTCTGGAATTCTCTCTGGGTTTAAATACGCCAACGACTCCGGCCTAAGCGAAGCGGCCATGAAGAGGACTTTGGGCGATGACGTGTTCAACACGTACAAAACTGGTTTTGCCGACTATGCCAAAACTGGAATAGCCAACATCCTTGCAGACGGCAAGCTCTCTTTTGACGAGGCTCGCCAGTCGGTAAAGTTTGGCCGCGACTACGGCTACGACGCCAAAAAGTTAGCAGAACTGACGGGCACAAACCAGAAGGTGTTTGACGCCATCGACAAGAGCTACGACGACACAACAAACAAGATTGTTGACAGCGTTCTTGGAGCCGAGAATGTTAAGACCGACGCCGATAGGATTGAACGGTCTCTGGCTCTTCAGAAGCAGTACGGCTTCACTGATGAGGACTTGGCCAAGGCCGCAGACTACGATGCAAAAAAACTGAAAGCAGACCTAGACCCCGCCAGAAACTACGAGGCTGACTACAAAAAGCTGTTGGCAGACCCCAACCGCAGTGATGAGCAGACCAAAGCGTTTCTCACAGCCTCTTTGCAGAACCCGTTTTTGAAAGAAAAGCTTGGGGACAAGTTGCAGCCAGCGCTGGATGAGCTGAACAGACCGCCACAAGAAAGAATCCTCAGTCAGATTGAGCAGCAGCGCAATGTTCTTGGTGGTCAGTACTACAAAGGCGTTTTTGCCGACCCACAAGTCATGACCAAAATTCTTACGGACAAGGGTGTTAAAAGTCTTGCGGACTTGGGCGAGAAAGATAAGTTTGGAACTACTACTGCGGTTGCTAAATACATGACGGTTGATGGAACTGAGCTTAAAGATTTAGGTGCTAATGGTTATAATTATTATGATGGTGAAGAGGGAACCAATCGTGGCTGGGTGCGGGTTCCAGATGATCAAGTAAAGACCACTTACGGCAAGTACGTGACGGAAGGTGACGGGGAGAATTCCTACAGTGCGTTTAAACCCCTTTCTGAACAAGAGGCAGCGACGCTTAAAGACGGAAAGTATCAAGAGAAGCTTGGCACCGTTGTTGTCAACAAGAAAACAGGCGAGGAGCTGACCGACACCACGCATGAGCTTGCCTATCAATCTAGCAGCGGTGGGATGAATAAAAAGAAAAACTTCCTGACCGTGCAGTTTGCCAAAGACGGAACCCCTGTGCTGATAGCCTCTAAACAAAAGGCTGGACTTGGTGCTGCCTTGCAAGATGCCTTGCCAATGATCGCCATGGTGCTTCCATTTATTCTGCCCGGTGTAGGGGCTGCTCTGAGCGGAATGCTGCCCGGTGCGGCGGTTGCAGCTTCTGGTGCCACAGCGGCCATTGCCCCAACATTGCTGAACCAAGCCTTGACTCAGGGCATCATAAGCGGGGGTCTTACTACACTCGGCGGTGGGCAGTTTGAGAAGGGCTTCCTTGGCGGCGCTATCTCCCCCGTTATTAGTTCGGGGATTGGTTCCTTGATGCCAAATATAGGGTTGGATGCAGCTTCCGGCGCTGGCAGGGCATTAACCGGCGCGGGGACCGGAATGGTCAAAGGCTTGCTGCAAGGCGGAGACTTTGGAGACCTGCTCGGCCAAGGCGTGCTCAGCGGCCTGACCAACTACGGTCTTGGGGAGGTAACAAAGGGTTTGAATTTGACGCCCCAACAGTTAAACTTCGCCACAGGTATCGCACTGCCACTGGCGCAGGGCCAAAAAGTAAACCCAATCAAGTTGGCAACCACATTAGCTGGTGCCGCCCGGTAACGAACAAAAGGAAACGCCATGGACTATTCTGATTACGACCTTGACAGCTTCGCCAATATGGACCCCGGAGGCATGGACTTTGGTGGCATCGAGAACATGGATTTTGGCAACATGGACCTTGGGGGCATGGACCTTGGTGGTCTTGAAAACCTAGACCTCAGTGGCCTCGAAAATCTAGATTTTGGCAATATGGACTTTGGTGGTATGGACCTCGGGGGTCTTGAAAACTTGGACCTTGCTGGCCTTGAGAATCTAGACTTCGGCAATATGGACCGTGGGGGCATGGATACTGACTTTGGTAGTCTTGCTGACCTTGGCTCGTTTGAGGACATAGCTGCGGTAGACAGTGGTAATCGCGGGTATTACGACGAAGAAACCAACGAGTTCATTCGCGACCCAAATGGCCCGCTTTCTGGGCCTCTAGATAAAACGTCGGGCACAAACACGGGGTCAATGAACGGGTATACGTACGATAAAAAGACGGGTACATGGACCACGCCAGATGGAAAAACTTATACGCCCGATAAGGCACCAAGCCACACTGCAAAAACAGGTGAACAGGTTAAAAAAGACGCTGGTATCGACGTTAAACCCGCCACCCCCGCAAAACCTACTACCCCTGCAAAGCCTACCACCCCCGCAAAGACGGATGAAAAAGGTCTTGGCTCTCTGCTCCCCCTGTTGCTTGCTCTTCTGGCTATGAACAAAAGCGGCGGCGGTGGTGGCGGCGGTCAGAGTACAGTGATCCCCGGACTTACAGCCACGCAGAAACAAACGCCCTACACCCAGCAGCAACGCGCTCCGGGCTACCGTTCCGGCCAAGGCGGTATCAATTACTTTGAGCCAACCCGGTACACCCCAAAGATGGCCGCTGGTGGTGGCATCTCTCGCTTACTGCAAGGTCCCGGCGATGGCGTATCCGACAGTATCCCTGCGGTTATTACCAATGGAATGTCTAATGGTGGGCAGCCAGCAAAGGTTGCGCGTGGCGAGTACATCTTTGACGCCCGCAGCGTTGCAGCTTTAGGTAACGGATCGACTGACGCAGGAGCCGAAAGACTCGATAAAATGCGTGAAGACATCCTGCGTGACGACAGAAAAGCTGGGGTTGGTAAAGACTCTAAAGCCTACCGCCACTTAATGGCATAAGGAAACAAAATGGCAACTACTCCAACAGGCACTTTGGGTTCCTCCCTCCCGGCGGGTGGCGGAACTTCCACGGCGGGTTTGGCTGACTGGGCCTCTCCGTACATCACGGGCTACCTTGGCAAGGCCGAGGCACTTGCCGGAAAAGATTATGAAGCCTACAAGGGGCCACTGACCGCTGGTTCTTCTGACATCCAGAACCAAGTGTTTCAGGGCATCGGCAACCTGACGTTCCCCGGCAATCTAGGTCAGAGCTTTTCAAGTGCCGGTGCGCCGACCATTGGCGCGGACGGTCAACCCTCTGGTGGCGGCGGCATTGCACAGCAGTACATGAACCCGTACTTGCAGGCTGTGCTTGATCCGCAGATGGCCGAGCTGCGCCGCCAGAACGACATCACAAACATGATGGGCAACTCTAAGCTAACGCAGCAAGGTGCTTTTGGTGGTGGGCGTCAAGCCATCATGAATGCGGAAAACAACCGCAACCTGATGCAAGAGATGAACAAGACTGTTGGCCAAGGCTACGCAAGTGCGTACGACAAAGCTATGGGCCAGTTCAACACAGAGCAGGGTCAGGGGCGTGATTTGGCCAAGATGATGACCGACATCGGCGGTATCCAGCGCGGCATCACCTCCGAAGGCGTTGCTGCGGATTTGGCTGAGTTCAATCAGCAGCGCGACTACCCTTACAAGCAGTTGCAGTTCCAACGCGACATGATCTCTGGCCTGCCCACCGGCTCGGTGACCAACACGCCATCTCAGCTGTCCGGCATCGCTCAGCTGTTTGCCTCTACCGGCGGGGTGGATAAGTTCCTGAAAGACACCGGCATTGGCGATCTGAAATCTGCGCTGAAGGCGCTCGGTTTAAACATTGAAGGCTAATTGTTATGAACCTGATTCAAATTCAAGACAAGCTCAAGAGCCTGCCCAACGATCCTCGTGTAATGCAAATGTTGACGGCGTACGCCAACGGCCAGAACCCGCAAGTCCCTCCGTACCTTGCCCTTGGTGAGCTGAACCGCCGCAAGGGTGAGATGGAACGAGCGCAGATGGAGCAGGCTGGCCAACCACCCGGCGGCACCGTCAAAGATCAGATTGAGCAGCAGGCTGGCGTGATGGCTCTCAAGCAAGGTCAGCAGCAGCAAGCCATGCAGCGAATGGCTCAGCAAGGCATGCAAGGGGCGGCTCCAGTGCCTCAAGGCGTTCCTCAGCCGCAACCTCAAACACAGGCTATGGCCGCTGGTGGTCTGGCTTCTCTGCGTCCCGGTTACCGTTCGGGCGGCATCATTGCGTTCCAAGAGGCTGGCTCGGTTAATAAAGCGGTTGAGAAGGAAGGCGAGTTCCCAACTGACGAGAGAGAAGTTTACGCACGACTGATGCGAGAAGCAGAACTCAAAAGAAAAACACCACTCCCTACGCAAGAAGATTATTTCAAACGTCAACAGCGTCTGATTAAAGAGAATCCAGAGATGCTTGGGGCTTTAAAAGAGCCAATTGGGCAGAGCGCAATGGCTCGGCTGGAGGAACTGCAAGCTGCTCGACGCGCTGAACTGGCGCTTCAAAAAGAAGAGCTGGCAAAGTCTAAGCCCGGTATCTTGCAGTTGCTTGGCCAAGCGGCAATGAACTCTCGCGGCCAGCAGGGTAGAAGCGCGCTGGCATCCATCCTCGGCGGTTATTCTGAGCTGTCCTCCGGCGCTGATACTAAACAGTTGCAGCAAGAACAAGCTTTGCGGATGAAAGAACTTGAATTCCAGCAAGCTAAGGCTGATGCGCTCAACAAGGTTGACGAAGCAAAACGCGCCTACGCTGAAGGTAACATGGGTAAGTACGAAGCCTACATGAAGGAAGCTAGAGATACAGCCAATAAACATGGCATATCCATGAATTCTTTGTTAGGTGATCAGGTTCGCTCCGCTTCTCAACAGCTTGTGTCTAAAGATAGTACTACTCAGTCTATAGCTGATCGTAATCAAAGAATTGAAACAGAAAGACTAAACCGCGAGTCACAAGAAAGAATTAACAGAGCCCGTATTGCAGACCGCCCATTTAACGCAATTGAACAGCAGTTCATCCTCCAAAAAACGGGGGACAAGGTTAAAGATGCCGCCCTGCTACAAAGGCTTGTGCAAGAAAACGCTGAAGGTAGAAAGCCCGGTCTTGACATGGAACTCCTTAAGAAGTTTGAAAACTTGCCGGGGGTCAAAGCTGACTTGGATATGCTCTCTGTGCTCCGTACACAATCCGATCCAAAACCCAAGACTCTTACAAAAATCAAAGAGCTTGAAGACAAACTTGCGGCCAAAGCAAGGAATAACAGCATCGATCCCGCAAGGATTGGTATAAATAGCGCTGCGCCAGTAGAATCTGTCGGTGCTCCGCCTCCTAACGCTGTGCGGCTCAAACAATGAGGTGAAGAATGCCCACATACGAAGTAGATGTTGGTGGTAAAACATACGAAGTAGACGCTCCGGACCCCAACACAGCTTGGCAGTGGGCAAACTACACGCATAGGCAAAGCGTAGCGCAGGCCCCGTCTACAGAACGTACAACTGGCGAAGCCTTTAAAGACGTTGGTGCTGGCATCGTTTCTGGTGTTGGTAGCCTTGTTCAACTGCCGGGGCAGCTCTACGGTCTAGCCACGGGCGATTTCTCTAAGACTGGCTCATTGGGTCTCGGGGAAGACATCACCAAATACGGTGAAGAAATGAAGTCTAAGGGTCTGAAGGCCCGTGAAGCTGCTCGTACCACAAAGGTGGAAGAAGCCGAAAAAGAAGGTCAGTTTGCTGCGTTCAAGGCCGCCCTCGGAGAAACAATTACAGACCCAGCTTTGCTCACTAGCTTCCTCGCAGAACAAGTACCTCAACTCATACCAATGATTTTGGCTGGCGGCGGTGCTGGCTATATCGCCAAGCGGGGCGTGATGAGCGCAGCCGCTGCGCGCGGTGCAGCGGAAGAAGCTGCTAAGCGTTTGGCTACCCAGAAGGCTGTCAAGGCTGGTACTACCGCTGCTATTCAGACTGGCGCTGTAATGCAGGGTGCTGATGTAGGTGCTGGTGCATACGACGAAATTTTCAAAGAACTTACAGACTCGGGGATGTCTCCTGAACGCGCAGCGGCAGAGACTATTAACAAGGCGCGGGCTGCGGGTGTAGCGGGATATGGTCTGTCTGTCTTGGCCAACAGATTCCTACCCGGTGGTAAAGCATTGGAAGAAATTCTGGCTGGTAAGAAGATTACTGGTGGCCGCATCGGTACAGGCGTTGTAACTGGTCTCAAAGAAATTCCCGGCGAGAACATTGAAGAGGTTGGCGGGCGCGTTGCGCAAAACGTTGCTGCTCAGCAAGCTGGCCTCGACCGCGAATTACTGGCAGGTACGGGCCAAACTGCTGCCATGGCCACGTTGGGCGCTGCTGGTATGGGTGGTGGCGCTGGTTTGCTGGCTGGTCGCGCTCCTACAAGAGATATCCAAACTAGCGTTGATCAGACGACTGACACTACTCAGCAACAAGATCAGACGACTACCCCTACCCAAGAACAAGAAACTGCCATTACTTCTCTTGCCGATCTTTTTGCTGACAAGCCCGCACCACAAACTAGCCCAGACGCGGAAGCGTTGCAGGCTGACTACGACAAACGCGAAGCTGAAATCAAAGAGATGGAGGCTCGTGGTGTTAGCTTGACTAACAAAGAGCGGGGCTTGCTGAACAATAAAAGGCAAAAGCAAAAGAAAGTAAAAGCACAGATCGATGCGCTCACCCAAGCACCTCCTACCGGAGAAGAAGATGTTACAGGACCTGACACAGACGCAGATGGAGTCGGCGCTGCAATATCTGCACCTACAGCCGACGAACTTTCCACCACCGCAGGAACTGAAACACTTAAACGAGATGGAGTGGTTTCTACTGGAACGGATGCTACAGTGTCTGCTACGGGAGAAGGATCAACAACCCCTGCAATAATCCAACCAACGGAGACCACAAGTGGCACTAAAACCGCTGAAACCGTCGAAACAAAACCGAAAAAACCGCAAGCAGCAACCGGAACAACAATAACTGAGCCGCGCCAAGAACTTCTTAACAAACGCAAGGTACAAGCTGAAGCGTTGGGGATTGATCTGCGTGACATCCAGCAAGACGAAATAGATGCTCAACTTGCTGAAACTGAAAAACGGATTGGTGAGAAGTTTAATGAAGAACGCAAAACCGTTGTCTACGATGACGACGCGCAAAACTTCATTGAAGAAGCCGAGAAGGGTAACTTGTCGCCACAGTTCGGCTGGGAAGGCGAGAAGCTTGGCGCACTTGAAGAGATGCTGGAGCGCAACGGCGTTGACTCAGACAGCGTGCTCAAGCGCGAGCAAGATACAGATGTAGTGCCAGAAGCCGAACGCGCGGCGCAGTTGAAGGCAACGCTTGACGCACTGAATGCAAAGCGTGAGCAGTTGCGTGAGTGGGACCGGCTGACTGCTGATCAGAAGCGTGTGTACCTTGATAATCTGACCACCAACGAGCTTGGTCAAATTACTCCGTTGGGGCGTCAAAAAGCGCTGGAAGCGTTGAATCGCTACACCGCTAGAAAAGAGCGTACATCAACTGGCGAAGTAAAAGGCAACCGTGAAGAAGGTCTCTACGAGACACAGCGCACTGCGTACAACAAAAAGACAGGCTTGTCACTGCCACCATACTCTGAACTTACTGCCGATGAAAAAGCTAAGTTTAAACAAGACCTGAAGTACCGTAAGAAGAACGGCAAGACCATCGACCCTACTGTAGAGAACATTGACGCGGCGTTTGGCAATCTAGCGCGTTCAATCAGTGAACGTAGGGGTGCGCAAAGAACAGACGAAAAATCCGCGCTGCAAGAGACTGAGCTCAAGTCCTACGAGAAAGCTCAAAACGAAATTGCAGCGGCGCAAGAGCAGCGTAAACAAAATCAACGTAAGGCGGAAGAAGGAGATGGCCCTACCTCTCCCGTTGAACGCATCAAGCGTGACGCATTTATACCTAGCGAGGCGGCTAAACAAGTCAAAGCTGGTAACACTGAGAACGTGCTGAACTACCTGCGTACGCAAGCTAAGAACAAGTTGCAGCGTGCAATTGCGCAAGTAATTTTTAACCTTAAGCTGAAGACCAAAATTGAGTACGTAGAAAATCTGCCTAAAGGTCGTCTTGCTGAGTACGACCCTAAGACCGACACTATCTATGTAACGGCAGAAGGTCTAACCGATGCGATTCTGCTGCACGAGTTTGTGCACGCCGCTACCGTCAAAGTGCTCGACCAGTATGAGAAGGGCAACCTCAAAGGGTTGACTGAGGCACAGATCGAAGCTGCTGAGATGCTTGAGGATTTGATGGACCGCGCAAGTGACACGTTGGGGGACAGCTACCCCGATGCGTTTGAAAACTTGCTTGAGTTTGTGTCTTATGCGTTGACAGATAAATTTTTCCAAGAAGCTTTGGATAACGTCAAATTAGACGCTAAACAAGGGAACAAGATAGTTACCTTGCCGACGATCCTGCCTGAAATAAAATCAGCATGGTCTGAATTTATGAACAGCGTGCTTGGCGTCCTTGGCCTGACCAATAAGATGTTTCAGGGACAGAAAACCAACTACGAAGCGCGCAGTGCGTTGCTTGAAATCTTTCAAGCGTTTGAGTCAATCGCCACTCCGTCCACAGAACGGATTGAACGCGCCCCACTACCTGCAAAACAGCAACGGAAAAAAGCGGAAGATTTATCTTCGACTACTGAAGACGTTCTTAAGAGTAACGCGCTACCTACGCTGTCCACGGTCTCTAAGATTCGGGAACAATACACGACTCGCAAAGCGTACAACCTTCTTAAGAAGAAGTTTCAGAACAGCCGTGACGCTATCAAACGTCTTGAAGACGCTGCCGTGCGTGCCGGTAAGGTTATTTTTGACGGCCCAAAAATAAACGCGGTCTACAACTCAATCGTGCGGTCTTCTGGTATTGCGCGAGATTTATTCCTTACTCGTGTTGAGCCGTCCGCTGCCAAACTGCGCGAAGCAATCAATGACTACGCAAAGAAAACAGGCAAAACGATTGAGGAAGCCGCGCGTGACTTGCACGTCATTGGAATGGCGATGCACGAGGGTGAGCGCCGTGATGTGAAGTACATGCTCAATGTACCGCTGAACAAAGACAAGCAAGCCATCACACTGCCGGGGGGCACTACTCTTAACATTGCTCCTTCTGAGTTCCGTATTCGCGCAATGGACGCCGTCTTCTCTGGTAAGCTGAACGTAAGTCAGATCAAAGAATTACGTACTACGCTGAACGATGTTGTGGCCAAGTACGCTGACCCCACGGGTTTTTCGGGTATCAACGGCGCTGAACCAAGCGGCTATACATCTGTTGACCGCGACTCCAAAGATTACAACGTAGTAGGTGAACACTCCCCCGCAGTGATTGAGCAACTTAAAAAAGACCTTTACACCCCAGAAGTCAAAGGCGTAGTAGACGCTGCAATGAAGGCGATGCAAGGGCTACATAAAGCCACGCGTGAGTTGGATAAAGAATCCAACTACTGGTCTAAGCCTGTGCAAAGCGTTGTGGACTTTTATGGCTGGGAAAACTACATCCCCCTTAAAGGTAGACAACACTACATTGGAAAAAATGACGAGCTGTTGGATTTCAGCGGCCCCCGCACCGGTAAGGACTATCAGGAATCCCAGAATCCGTTTGAAGGTCGTGAGACTGAGGCCGATAACTCTTTGATTCAGTCTATGGTGGATGCCACGCGAGCCGCCATGCGTGCTGGACGCAAGGACGTAACTCTGTCCATCATGAATGCGGTTGAAGACAAGCTGTTGTATGGCTCCGTGGTGGCTAAAAACATCCCGTTTGCAGACCGCCAGCGTATTCCAAACATGACGGTCAAGATCGACAACAACGAAGTACCGATAACCGGCCCAAACTTTGTGTTCCATTACAACCCGGACGGCACGATTGATGTCATTCAGTTGAGCGACAGAGACCAGCGCGAAGCTATCAAGCGCACTTATCAAGATTCTCAACCGTTGATTGACGGGCTGAACTGGTTGACTAGCAAGATGGGTCAGATGCACACGCGCTACAACGTGGCATTTGCTCCAATGAACTTTGTGCGCGATGCGCTGACCAACGCCTTTATGTTGGGCGCTGAAATGGGGCCCAAAGTTGCTGCGCAATACATTGGTGCTGTTGCTGCCAAAGTGGTAAACGGTGGCATGTTCAAGGCTCTAAAGGTTGCCCGTCTGTATGAGACTGGTAAGTTTGACGAGATCGCACGTCTGGCCAAGAAGGACCCATATATCGCCGCGATGTACGAGTACATCCAAATCGGCGGTAAGGTGTCGTACTTGCAGGGAATCTCTTCCAAGTCGCAACAGCAAGAACTTCAGCGCGATCTTTCTAGCAACAAGCTGCAAAAGGCCGGGGCTGCTGTCAATAAGGTTCTAGACATCTGGAACGACATGTTTGAATTGGCTAGCCGTACTGCTGCGTATGAGATCACTAAGTCGCAGTTCACGGCGCAAGGTATGAGCGCGAGTGAGGCGTCTAAGAAAGCCGCTGGCTACGCAAAGAATCTGGCTAACTTTGAACAAGTGGGCGAGTGGGGCCGCGCTGCTGGTGCAATGTTCATGTTCTTCCGGCCCGCTGCTACTGGCGCTGTTCGCGCGGTTGAGGCGTTGGAACCTATGTTCCGTGGCGAAGAATCAGCAATGGCCGATCTGCCTTTGAGTGTGCGTAATGACAAAGAAGCTGTAAAGAAATTCAAAGCCGAGTACAAGAAACAGCACGATGCTGCTAAAGCTATGACTCTGGGGTTGTTGGGTATGGGGGCAGCGATCTATGGTATGGCCTACATGTTGGCTGACGATGACGATCAAGGGCGCAACAAAGTGGCTACTGATGACGCATCGCGTTGGTCGCGCTACGCACGATTCCATTTTGAAATACTGGGTAAGGATGTCATATTCCAGATGCCTTGGGGCTTTGGTCTTGGTGCGTTTGCAGCGGCGGGGGCGCAAATGGCTTCTGTCGGCATGGGTAATACATCTATAAAAGATGCGCTGACTAACACGGCACTTATTGGCATGGACTCGTTCCTGCCTTTGCCTGTCTCGCGTATCAATCCTATGGATCAGCCAGCCGCGTGGTTGATGGACTCAGCATTGCCGAGCGTTTTGCGCCCCTTCCTTGAGTGGACTATGAACTTGGATGGTCTGGGCCGTGAGATTTACAACAACCGTCAGTCACGATTTGGTGATGCGTACACAGGGGGTGACAACATCCCTGAAATGTATAAGTCTGCGGCACGCGCGTTGTATGAAGCCACGACTGGTGGTATCGACATAAGCCCAAATACGCTTTATTTCTTTGCTAACAACTATCTGGATGGCGTATCCCGTCTGGGCGCTGGCGCAATGAACATTGGTATGGTAGCTGCGGGGGACAAAGAGTTCAATCCAAAGACCGACACTGTTATGTTTGATAGCTTCTTTGGCGCTCCGTCCAACATAGACGCTCGTGAGTTCTCAAATGTTGAGAATAAAATTTTGGACATAAAGAAAAGACTTAACTCGCTTAAGGCCAAAAGCCCCGACCGGTACGTTGATTACGTAGAAGACAACCCCCTGCATATAGCGTTGGTTAATTCGTACGACAAACAAGTCAACGGGACACTACGCGACCTGCGGGAACAAGCAAACGTCTACCGCCGCATGCAAGGGCTGACACCTAAAGAGCGTAGTGAGCTTGTGAAAAACACTGTTCAGGCGCAGAACCTTGTAAAACGCAACCTCTTGAACATGTTTGAGGCGTACGAAGTTAAGCCCTAACTGATACGCCACGCCCTAACCCCAAGAACATTGTCTTTGTGGCTAGGGTACGCCTTCATCTTGACTTTAACTTTCTTTGAGGTTACGTCGATGATGTAGACCATATGGGACGGGCGCATTGTGGGTATAAAGAAACTGTCCCCTACGTTCATAAATTCGTAGGGGAACACCCACTCAGGCTCGTCTACTGGCGCGGGTTCAATTGGCTTTTTGCTCATCTGCAATGATCTCTTTAGGGAACAAGTGAGAGATGTCTGATTGAATCATGTACGCCTGTACATTGGTGCTACCCACTGCATCGTTCCACCCCGAGGCCATCTGCTTGCGAATCTTGCCGAGCAGTACACCTGAGTCAGATAGGCGCTTCTCGAAGTCCTTGATACCCAACTTGATCTCATGCAGATACTGCTTGAGCGCAGACGTAGAGATGTAGATGTGACTGCTGTCCACCTCAGCCCTGATGTACAGGGGGCCGCGCGGTGTGACCTTAACCTTATGGTCGTGGACCACCAACATATTCTGAATGTTCTTGTTGATAAAGTCACCCAACACGTCACCCCTGTCATCAGCATCGGCCCGTTTCTTACCAGCGATGATGCGGTTAAATTCCTTGCCTACCACTTCCATGATTCGGTCCATGTTGAAGTGAAGCATGTCCATGTCGCGCAAAATGCGCTCAGCAAGCATGACGCCAACGATCAGGTTGGACAGGAAGCGATACTCACCGCTGTTGGTGTACTTGTCAGATACGTGCATGTGCGCGATCTTGATGCGGCGCAATAGTTCCTCTGGCCCGATCCTAAGCACCTCTTGGATGTAGGGCGTACCTGCATGGCCGTAGTTGTTCTTGAGCTGCTCAAACATCTCGATACCGCGCTCAAGCGTCAGCTCATACCCCGGCACATTTGGCTTGGTTATGGTCGGCTCAAGGATACGCATTTCCTCTGCCGTGGTGTTTGACTTGTACGTAGAGATGATGTCGATAAGGCTGTTGTTTGATGTGATGATGGTGATCAGGCGCGTGATGAACTCAGACTCCCGCTCTTGGTTGGCTGAAGACATCAACCGAATCTTGGGGCGACCCGCAGATGTTTTGTAGACCACATCAGACGCTACCTTGCCGTCAAGGTTGGTCTGCTCATCAAGACCGAACGTAATATTCTTTGAGGTGATCATGCGCTGAGTCAGCGCGTTGGGAGTTGCGTCGTTGACTGTCAGGCTTTCAGGGTTTCCCCAGATACTCATAGCGCCGTACAACGCGCCTGTCTTGCCTGTGCCAGACTCGCCGTAAAGCGATAGCACGATACCGTTGACGTTGGTGAACTCCATCAATGGCGTGGCAAACCCGCAGAGCATAGCGAACGCATGGAACTCATAGCCGGGGTCATTGAACAAACGCGCTGATTTGAGCCACTGCTCAAACGTACCTACCTGTTTGATGTAGCGCACAATGTTCTTGGCCATCGGGGATGGTGGGCAGTGCCTTATCTCATTCGCAAAAATCTCACTTGTCCCGAGTACAAATGACTTGTGGTCTTCTGTCCACCCCTGCTGTATACGCATGATGTCTGCTCTCTTTGTTTGGATTAGATAGCTGGCCCACTTCATTAAGTAGCTGGCCAGTCTTGGGGCGTGAGCTGGTTCAAACGTAACGCTGTTTGATGCAAGAATTGCTTTGAGCTTGTCTGGAGTTGTTACGTCTTTCAAAGGCAAAAGAAATTCTCTGGTTGCGTCATGCGGGAGCACAAGGCGCATGATCAAGCACTCGCCATCATGGGGGCTGTACAAGCGCTGTGTGGGGTACAGATCGTTCGGCACAAGCATCTCAGGATCATTGGGAATCTTCTTCCCGTCCTTGGTGATCCTTGGTGGGGGTTGAAAGTACACACCACCGTTGATCGGTCGGAAGTAGGGCGCGATGAAGTCGGGAAAGACTAAAACATCTTTGGTATCCTCGTTGGCCCGTACTGGTTCCGCTTCGCCTTGGGTCTCGGTCTCGAATTCAGGTTCTGATTCAGCGGGGATTGTTGCATCGAGTTCAGCAAGCTTGAGACTCCGGGCAAGCATAATAGGCCCTGCTTTTCCGAATCGTCCTCGGTGTGGGCATCCACTGCATCCTGCTGAGTTCTCTCGCTCAAAGGCATCGCAACTGTGGGACCATGTGGCTTCTTTAAGGGACTGTGCGGCTTTTCGTTCTGTTGCTTCTTCGGTGTAACCGGGGTGGTCTTCGGATAATTTATGTATGGCTGAAGCGCCATCAATACACCGAGCGGCGACAGATATTCCAGCGTACCACAGCGGCTCTGGACAACTAGCGGCGTTGACGATGATTTGTCTAATCTGTTCACAACCAATCCCTTCTAGGCTGGCGACAGCCAGCTTGTCAAATACATATTCATAATTGCCGTTCATCTTGTCGAACAGCGCTTTGGTCTCGTCGTCTAGCCCCTTTTCGACTTGAGTAAGGTCGAACGGCTTTTCAACTGTGCCAAGAAGTTCTTCGTACAAGCCGAACGGATTGGGTTCAGCGTCCTGAATTACTTCGACAGGTAGCGGCGCACCTTTCAGGTTACGTGTATCGGGGCACCGCAGAATCCGTGCGGCATCTGCTGTTACAACCTCGTCTATATACAGCTCGTTGTCTAGGCAGAACTGCTTAAACTTCTCGGCGTACGGTTTCCACGCATCAACTTCAACGTCTTCAGTGAACGGCCAGTAGGCATGGATGCCACGGCCTGAGTTCACCATGATCGGCTGAGGCAAAGAAGTTCGTGTCAGGAAGGTGTGAAGCGCTGTTAGACCGTCTTCCCATGTGGCATAGGGCTTGCCTTCACCACAGTCGAGGTCAATGAAGAATGACTTCAGGTAGAGACAGGCGTTCGCCTTACGTTGATAGCCTTCAAATGTCCCAAGCGCAAAAAATGTGTTGTAGTCATCTCTATCAAACGCTTCCATCTGCTCGATGGCCTCGTCGATGTAACCAAAGAACTTAGGACGTACAGCCCCTTCTTTGATACCCACCACACAAATGTTGCCCTGCGTAGGTAATACTTTCTCGAAAAATTGTTGGTTCATAATCGCAGAGACAATTAAGCGGGGACCAGCCCCGCTGTTACGACAACGGCTGTTTAGGCCGCGCTTTTATTCGCTTGAATAGCCCGACCAGCAAAGTCTTCAGCGTACTCCAGCGTTTGCTTCAGGGTCGGCTTAGGTAGCACCCCCGAATGAATTTCGTCCTTTAAAAAACTGATGAACTGTTCAAGTTGCCCTGTCCTAGATTTCCGGATAACACCGCCACGAAACCAAGTGTGCAACGTCATGCGTGAAACTTTCAGCATAGGGGCGGCGTAAGATGCGGGAAGCCCTGCCTTGAGGCAGGTACGGGCAAGAGAAATACCAAGGCTGTCCTCGGCATTCTCTATGCTATCCAGCAGTTGAGGGCTGAACTTCCGTGGCATTTACTTCTTGGCCCACTTTTTCACGATGTCGCTCACATCGTCGGCAGACTCAGGAGCCGCCTTGCGGGTGCTCTCGCGCTTGATTGGCGCTTCGACCACTCCGTCTGCGTCCGCAGGTTGTGCGGGAGCTTCAGCTTCCTCTTCGGCCTTGTCTGCTTTATACACAGTCAGCTTGACTGCGCTCTCGGCTGGCTTAGTTTTGCCCTGACGTTTGATTACTTCATACAACTCATCAGGTACTGCGGCTGTGGGGGAGAACAGCAAGCGCGGTACAGGGTAGTTGATGTCAAACTGCATCTTGGTAATCACACGCCCAGCAGACACGTTGTTGTTGGCAAGCATCTGAACGTACGGACGGAAAGGCCAGCGACCGGACTCTTCTTTACCAAACGCACTTGTTGCGGGAAGAACCAACTGATACACATCGCCCTCTGGGTCATTCGGCAGTACCACTGCCAAACGCCAAGACAAACGGCAAGCAGTTCCCTGACCGCCTTGGCCAGAACCTTTAACAGAGTTCGGGCAATCAGCGCATGTAGAAGCGCAGGGCTGTGCGACCTCGGGATCGGGGGTCTTGGAGTCATTAGACCAGCAAGCAGGGGCCAGCTTAACGCCCTTCTTGTAGGTCTGTCCGTAGAACGTGCGGGAGGCTTCGTGTGCCATCTTCACAATGATGACGTTCATCGATGTGTCGGTGTTAACGCTTTGCTCTTTGCCGCCTACGATCTTGCGGAACACACGGCCCTCGATGGAGATACGCTTAGTTCCTTGGGTCGCATTGCCAGCAACTGCAAGGGTGTCTTCGTCAAGACCTTGTGGGAGTGCTACGCCGGAGTTCTGAAAAATGGTTGCGAGTTCGTTGCTCATGATGAGTCTGTCCTTAAACTGAAGTTTCACTGGTTGAAGAAGCCTTGCGCACGACTATGTCAAATTCACGCAGGGCATTTACGCCGGGAGGCAAGCCATCGCCTGATCTCTCGTTCATAAATTCTTTGAAGTTGCGCTGATGGATACGGCGCTCAAGAAGATCAATGGAGCCTTCGCTCTCAACGAACTTTCTGAAGTTGTCCCAGTCAGTGCAAAAATATCTTTCCTTGACCTGTCGCGTGACAGTGCCGCTTGTTGTCTTGAATCCACTCTGGTTGTTCTCGTTACAGATGGCTAAAAGCGCTTCTTTAATTGAGTCCATCGCGTTTTTAAGCTCTTCGTCTTGAGAATCATAATTGGCCTTGAGTGACTCGCGTAGTCTGCGAATCTCTAGGTAATCTGATACCAGTTCTTCCGTGTTGTTGATGATCATATGCTTTCTCCTATTTCCGCTTTGTAAAGGTCCACCAATTTTTCGTGCATATCAACTTTGCCCTGAAGCATCTTGTACATGCGCCGCTCCACCTCGGACCCCTGAAGGTGTATCACTGTCATTTTGTTTTTCTGCCCCACGCGATCAATACGTGCAACGCACTGCAAATACGTCTCTACTGACATCACGGGTGACCAGAAAACAATTGTGTCTGCTGCTGTAAGTGTCACGCCGTGTGAGGCCGATTGGGGTTGCACCAACAACACACGGGGCGTGTCGGTTGTCTGAAAGCTTTTGAAGATTTGCGCGCGAGCGTTGGCTGTTACGTCACCAGAAATAATCTCAGTAGTTACACCCTTCTTAGTCAGGTGTTCTTGGACTATCTGAATGGTGTGCTTGTACGGTACAAAAACGATGACCTTGTGGGAGGCTTCGTCTATGACTTCTTGCAGTACGTTCAGTCGTGGTGAGATGTCGAACTCAACCACGTTACCCGTATCGGTGTACACCGCGCCGCCAGACAACTGCAACAGCTTCGTAAGGGCCGCCGCCGCATTGACTGTGCTGATAGTCTCCCCCGCTGCTTTCACCTGCATCTGCTTGACCAACTCTTTGTAGTAAGAGGTGACCTGTGGAGACAGAGGCACTTCGCGTGTCTGATACATCACATCAGGCAGATCAAGGCACTGCGCTTTCTCGTAACGTATAGCTGGCTGAAGCGCTTTGAACACAAGCTCTTGCGCGTTGGGTTTCGGTGCCCACTTGAAAGCGCTTACCTGACGCATGACAGCGTCTTTCCACGCCGTCTTAAACTTGGGTACTGCACTGGGGTTGACCAGCCGCGCGAGGCCAAAGGCATCCTCTGGTGACTGCGATGCGGGTGTGCCTGTCATCATCCACAGATACGTGTCGCTCTTGATGATCTTGGACAGGGTCTTCCAGCGTACAGTCGTAGGGTTCTTGTATGCGTTGGCTTCGTCCACGATGATGAGGTCAAACTTACTTGCGTTGATTGCTTCGCGCTCTGCGTTCACACCGTCATAGTTGATGATCACAAAGTCGTACGCGCCCTCGATTACTCTGCGGCGTCTTGCGCCATGGGCCACGGCACACGTTCTGTGCATCGCTGTTTTGAACAGGTCTGCTTGCCATGCGCTCTGCATGATGGACAGAGGGCAGATGACCAACACACGTTTCACCATACCCTGATTCATTAGGTAATCCGCTGCCCAAATAGCTGCTGAAGTCTTACCTGTACCAGCCTCGTTAAAGCAGAAGGCGCGTTGGTGCAGCGTGAGAAAACGCGCAGTATCTTTCTGATGATCAAACGGCTTGAACATACCGGGCCACCCGTAATCGCGCTCGATTGGTGAAGGCACAGAGTTCCCGTTTGGGAGGAGTTGTGCAAGTTTTTGCACTTCGTTCATGCCCCAGAAAACAAGCATCTCGTGGTGCTGTTCGCGTTGCCCGAGGTACTCGCTTTTAGCAATGTACTTATCGATCTGGTCTGCTATCTCATGCGAACAGAGAAAGCGCAACGCTGTGTTATCAACTATTTCCATACTACCTCTTTACTGAATGGGGTCCTCGTCTTTCCGAGGTGTCCGTCACTCCTGACGCAACAAACGGAAGGAGAAGTAGCCGAGTGACTGATGCGGTTAAAGGCTTGAAAGCAACTGCGTGGCCATCTGACACACTCACACCTGACTGTCAGATTATTTTATGGGTGCTCAAGCATTTGTCAAGTTCTTTTTCTCTCTTTTTTGCTGGTTTCTGATACGAGGTTTCCCTTAGAGTCACGGCTGAATGAACGATTACGGGAAGCAGATTCGATGCGCACACCGTCCTTGTTCTTGCCGCCCTTGTCCATCGCCTTAACGTGCGCAACGTCCTTGCCTTCGCGCTTGTCGGCCTTGCCGTTACCGTTGCTGTCAGCACCTGTCTTGTCGATACCTCGACGGGCGCGTTGGCGCTCCATACGGTTGCCGTGTTCGCCGCGCTCTTTCTGTTGCTCGTACTCTTTCTTGTACGGCCTTGGTTTAGTTACGTAGGGCATCATCGCTCCTTATGGTGTTCGCATGTGTGTACTGGACACCACCCGCACAGTGGGGTGGGGTTCGCTTGCCAGCTATCATTTTCGTAGGAAAGCCGCATTCTTTCAAGTTCCCAATAGAAATCTTGCCAGTACTCGTCGATCTTTTCACGGGTGTACTCCGAGGTAACAAAGTGCTCGTGCGCGACAAACAACAGACCAGCTTTGATGTGCTTAACTTCTGGGAAATGCGCGAACGCCATGAGCGCCATCAACTGAAGCTGCTTGGGGTCTGGGTACTTGTTGCTACCTGTCTTGTAATCAACAATAAAAGCCTGATCGCCGTCCACTACCAATAAGTCAGCAATGCCTCGCGCCCAATAGTCCTTAGCCCCAAAGGTGCATGGTTCCTTACTGTGCGTGATCGCCATACGATGCTCGGGGTACTTAACACCCTGCATGTCACGCAACGGGTCGAGTTGTTTTTTGTACCGCTCGTAGTTCTTGGCGAGGGGTGTGCCGTCTTTAACGTAGTTCTCAAGAGCTGTGTGGACCTCAGTGCCGTACAGCATCTGCTGAGTGGGTCGCTTGGAGAACTTCTTCAATACCTTTACTTGTTGGTATTGCTTTGGGCAGTTGCTGTAGTCTTTCAGACCTGAATAAGACCACTTGATTTCTTGGGGTGACATACTGAATCCTTACTGGTGAGTTGTTTAGAGCTGAAATGGTATCAGCAATCACCGTAAGTGTCGCCAGCATTAGCCTCACATGCAACGGGCAGTCCTGTCGCCCACTCAGGGGCGATGTGCATGATCTTGGTTATGGCCTCCACTGCGCTGTCCACCTCATAGTCAGGCACTACGCACACAGCGGCGTCATGTACCGTCAGCACTACTCGATGATGGTTGTTGATCTCGAGCATCTGAACGCCCACGACGATACGTGCAAGGGCTTGAACCACGTTCTCAACGACAGCCCCGCCCCAGATAGATATGGTTCCTCTACGAGAGTCATACACAATGCTGGACTTCTGCTTCTCTTCGTCCCACTCCTTGCGTAAGTTCTTGTACCGAATACGCATGTTGTTTGGGAGAATGATGCCGTCCTTGTCGTAGAAGACACACTTGTGTCTGCCGAACTGTTTGGGACCGTTCTTAAACGAACCGTTGAGCATGTCGTTGAGCATTGCATCTGCTTCGCCCCACAGCTCGATGATCATGTCGTTCTTGTCGCGGTACACACCAACGATACGCTTGGCTTCTTCCTCATCAATCTTTACGCTGATGGGTTGAGATGTGGACAGCGTGTGCTGTAACTTCAGCGCACCAGTGCCGTAACCCAGTCCGAGGATACAGGTCTTACCAACGAACCGTTGTTCAGAATCTTTCTTTGTGATCGTGCGTCCATAGACCGCAGATGCAAACAGCGAGTACACATCCTCGCCCCGTGCAAACTGTTGCACCACATCGTCTTGGCCAGCCAGCCACGCAACCATACGCGCTTCGATCTGCGATGAGTCAGCGTTGATTACCTTGTAACCTTCTGGCGGCACGATGGCCTTCTTGAGCGCCTTCTTCTTGGGGTCACGGCTTGGCAGATTCTGGAAGTTGATCTTGTCCATGCCAGACCAGCGACCCGTGTGCGCCCCGTAGTATTTCAGGGGGACAGGAATGAGTCCCTTGTTGCGCTTGCCAATGTCTATGAACCTCTGAATGCGCCCGGCTTCAAGGGTTGACTTCGTGCCAAGGCGCACGGCGCACAGGTGCTGGATGACCTCGTCCTCGCTCTCGCACAGGGCGATGAACCCCTCGTCCTTTTTGGCGAGTGCAGGGACTTCCTTCTTTTGTTTCTCGCTCATCTTCATCGGAACCTTGATGCCGTAGTTCTCGAGAATCTCAGCGAACTTCTTATTGCTGGACAAGTTCTTGCGGACCTCTTCTTCAGTCTCGCATTTGAGCTGGCTCATGAGCGATGACAATAGCTCAGACTTTTCTTTGCGCATGTCTTCAAGGCGGTTGTTCAGCTTCTCCTCGTCCACGTACAGCATGGGGTGAGTGAACATGCGTATCGTCATATCGATCAGGCGGTACTCGTCCATAGGAAAGCCTTCAGCCATGATGTTGAACAGCTTGTAGGTCAGCGTCACATCGTTCTTGCAGTACTCTCCGTACTGCGCTAGGTCTTCGGGGATGAAGTCCTTACGGCGTTTGTCGATAGCGGCAACAACCTCGTTCCCCTTAGTACCTATCTTGTAGCGCTCAGCGAGCGCCGCCAGTGAACCACCAGCGTCAACCCCATGCAGTGCCCTAGCCATGCCCAGCGTATCGAGATAGATTTTCGGTGTGATACCGAAATGCCAATACAAGATACAGCCATCGAACAGCGTGTTGTGCGCCAGCATCATGGAGTTGCGCCAGTCGAATTGCAGAAGCCACTTACGCATCGATTCACGGTCCCCTGAAAACCAAACTGGTTCTCCTGAGTCCACTTGGACTGACGCCCCGATCACCTCGAAACGCTTGTCACGCACGTATTCTTCGGTGGTCTGAGTCCGAAAGCCAAGGCCCTTACTTGTGTAGTAAGTTTCAAAATCGATGGTAAGTAGGCTCATGTCGTTTTACTTGATTGAATTGATTTCGCGGGTGAGATACCACTGCGCCTTGAGCAAGTCTTCCTTGCGGTTACCCTTGTGGTCTGAGCGAGTGATGTACTTGACCACGTTGCCAAGGTTGTACCCAAGCTCCTTGGCTTCAATGAAGTCTATGGTCTCGATGCCACCGTACTTGTAATGCGCGGGGTGATTCACTAGGTCGGGGGTAGGTTCCACCATAGTAATCTTCTCTGTGATGGACCCATCCTTGTGTTGAGTGAGATCAACCAGCATGTGTGGCGCGGGTTTAAATTCCGCTTGCATCTTGGCTACCGACTTCTTGGTCAGGTACTGCTTAGGAATGTACTTAACATCCATATTGCGTTTGGTCACGTACACAAATTGGTACTTCAACCCGAGGTCCTTAGCCACCTCAGCTACCTTCTTGGTTGGGTTTTGTTTGATGTACTCGCGTACTTTTGCGGACTGGGAAATTTTAGCCATGTGGGTTCTCCTTTAGTGGCTGGCTGCAAAAAACTTTGGGTAATTTAATTAGTCGTTTGATATCGGGTCGGGGGCAATTGTCTGGGGGTACTACGACACACCAGATAGCTAGAGGTGGGTTACGGCCATGCCGCATCCACCTATCGATGTAAGTGTCAGGCATCTTGGCTAAGAGCTTGCGAATACCGCTTGGCTCACGCTCAAGGTTGTTGGCGATTGTGCCCACATCCAGCCCGTCAGGGTTGTCTCTGAGCAGTGTGCGCAGTGCCGCCGTGGTGTTGGTTCTCATAGCTCGTGCTTGTTCAGTGAGGGTTTAACACCGGGATGCGCTCGGCTGTGGATACTGAAGGCTTTGTAGGCCACCAAGTTTTCCGCTGGCGTCAGATGCGCGTAGGTCTGCGCGGGTCTTGGCTTAAACGCAGCATCCTTCATAAAGATGCTCGGGCGCGGGTCTTTTTTCCAATCAAACGGACTCATGGCTTATCCAATACGATGCGCTCCAGCACTTCCATTGACCTGCCAAGGTCTTCGTGCAGGTAGTCGGGTATGGTCTGTTTCAGGCTAAAGCTCCACGACTCCATTGCGGACAGCAGCTTGATTGCTGCGAGGGCTTCTTCTTTGGTCATGTGTTCTTCTCCTTGAGTTTGGCTTCAATGGCTCGGGCATAAGTTGTTGTCGTGTAATCAATAGGTGGAATTTGGGACACCTTTGCGTTGACCTCCCTAATTTCCTCATCCGGCAGCCCAACCCATTGCCGCTGTGCTGCGAGTGGCGTAGCCACGTTGGGTGGGGTGGTGTAGAGCTTGGCTCCGACTGGCAGCGCTTTCAGTCTTTGAAAGTCTTCTGCTGAGACATGAAAACAATTGAACTGTTGCGTTTCCAGCTTTGTTGCCACAGGCTCCTGCACAGGTGCTGGCTGTGTTGCTGGTGGGGTGGTGTATAGGGGTTGAATGTCTTTCCCCTGCCAATCAGCAACTTGCTTTGATGTAGTAACACGAATATTGTCGCGCCATTCTTTTCCGTCAAACTCAGCATCGCCTTTGTAAAGCCACGCCACAGGTTCCCCGCGCTCTGCGCTTTGCACAGGTGCTGCAAGGGCTTGCTTGATGGTGTCACGCACTTGCACTGCTTCAGATGTGTCATCCATGTTTAAACCTCTGATTAATCGGTCTAAATAGCCGTGCGCCAAGTCCAATGCTTCGTCTTTCATGTGTTCCCCCTTGCTCGGATGGCGGCGGCAATTTCTTTCCCATGTTTGTACCAATCAGGGCCGCCAGCAAAAACATTTAAAGCAGGGTGTACGCCAAGCGTTTCTGCTTTCTTTGCACACGCCTCACGCTCGGCAAGGATCATTGCCTTAGCAGGTGCAACCACTTGGCAGTAATCACAAATCTGGTTTGGTGGGCAACCATCGGCGCATTCGGCTGGCTTGTCTTGCCCATAAAAACTCATGCGCTCATCAGCACGGACAAGCTCGGCAAAGGCTTTAAAGCGTTCGTCTTGCGAGTCGTAGCTTGTCCAGCCAGCTTCACGGGCCATTTCTATCGTGTCTCTCATACAGCCTCCATCAAATAAGCAATACCCGTCCACACACCCCACAGGATGGTGATGGACACCATAGCGGAAGCAATCACCCCGCCAATCAGGATCAGTTTGTACTTCATTTAATAATCCTCCTGAACATCCCGCATCGGGCGCACTTGTACATTCCCGGCCCAGTGACGGGTTCCCAGCGGTGTTTGCAGTCATTCATTTGGTTCATGGTGCTTCCCCTAATACTTGTGCAATGATCTTCCTGACCCTGCTGTGTGCTTCTGCTTTCGTAAACGGAGCAGTCAGGATAGTGTCGATAGAAACCAACGCCTCGTGGTAGGCCGCGCCTTTCAGCGCATGCTCCAGCTTGTGCTCGTCTTCAGGATAATTGAACTCAAGTACCGCTTTCATTTAACCCGCCGCACTACGTTTACCCATGTGGGTTCTTCTTGCTTCACCACAGGGGGCGGTGTCATCTTCTCGCTCGGCGGTGTCCATCCGTACTTCTTCCACAGTGCTTGTACGTCAGCACCACTGGACCATTTGTACTCGGGGTGGCCTACGGGAATCCATGGCTTAGTCATTTTCTGTCTCCTCATCTAGTTCAAATTGTGGGTTACCCAACTCGCTGTTCATCTCGCGTCTGTGTCGCTGACGCTCAAACTTATCGGCGTAGTACTCGTCAGGCAGTTCGTCGTACTCACTCATTTTGTTTTCTCCAAGATAAGTTGTTTGAGAATCTTCACGTTGTGTTCGTCTACAACAAACGAAAGACCGCCGCGCATCTCGATCTCATCCAAGTGTGTCTGCTGTAGGCGCGTGACCTTACCGCCGTTAGCTTTGCACTCGATGCCGATGAACCACCCGTTGAAACAACATAGGATGTCAGGGATGCCTGAATTACCAAACCCCCCTGTTACGGGCATGACGTAGTAAGCGCCGATTGAAGCCAGTTCCTCCTTGACCTTGCGCTTAACTTTTCCTTCTGGTGTATCAGCCATGTAAGTCCTCCATCTGTTCACCGCTGAGGATGACCATGTATAGATGCTTGTTAACTCTCCACCCAATCGTGTTGAGCTTGTCGTCTTGCTTGTTGATGTATGCCGTGATCGGGTCTATCTCCCAGATGGCAACGTCATTCGGCGGGAACGCATTGATCATCGAGAACGCAGACTTCAGATCGTTTGGCAGTGTGTCATCGGTGTAGTGCCTGTAATAGTTCTGCTTGAGGCATAGCCTGTACTTGTCACCATCAACCCACAACGGTACGCGCCAGTGGTCCGACCAGCTTGTGTGCATGACCGGAACATACGGGTCATTCTTCATGGAGCCTCTTTGGGGATGGCTATCCAGAAAGGATTGTTGTGCGATGTGTACCCCGTAGATATATCCAGCTCAGGATAGTATTTGTCCCGAACCGATAAGCCGAACTCGTTGTCCCGGTTGTAGTCAGGTCTGCTTTGCATGAAGGTATTTACCATCATGACCACCGGGGCAATCGATAGTTCCTTGAGAGTGTCGTAGCGTTTCAGGGGGGTGTGAAACGTAAACATACCATCGTCGCCCATCGATACATCCGCGACAAGATAGTGCGGGTCCGAAATGTGTTGTGCTACGTGCCCGATCACCGTTGCGCCTCGCTTGAAGCGTTTACTGTCTGAAGTTTTTTCTTCATGTGACTTAATCTCCGACTGATATTTACTGTGTATGGCTTTGAGGTCGTCAATGTACGCATTCATTCCAACAGTGTCAATACCCAAAACAAAATTCATTACTGCTTTTTGCATGTCCTGCGGTAGTGCTATGGTTGGGCCACCATACCTTAAATCACTCTCTACTGAATTGAACGGAGAAGTTATATCGCGCCGCATTGATTTAACAAGGGCTTCTTCCGTTGGTTCTTCCTTGTTCTTCTTGATTGCGCGAATGAGATTACTGATCTTGTTAGAGTCTCTCACATTACGTTCTGACTTGGCGCTGGCCTTATCCTTATTGATAGTATTAAAAGATGCGCGGTAAGTATATTTGTTATCCCCCTCGTACTCGACCGAGACCGAACCACAATTTATACCGCCGTCTGTGACCAGACGCGCCACCTCTCTACGGGAGTTGATGTTTGCCACATTGATCACACGCAAGTTGTATGCGTGACAGAACTCATGAACCAGCTTCTTGAGTTCCACTCGATGAATGTTGTCCTCGCTAAGTATCTCAGCCACGTTGTCACGTGCAAAGGTTGAAATGATGCTCATCGTTTTCTCCGTTTGGTTAAAAATTACAGACGCTTCATGGTCATGCCATTGACCATAACTCTCAGGTCCCACTTGCTCTCGGGTAACTCCTTACCTGCTTGCAGTTCCTTAGACTCGAACAGGTCTTCTTGAGTTGATACTGCGAGGTCTCGGAACTTTGTCTCCAGTACGCGCATGGTGCGCTCCTTGAAGCGGGTAGGCAGTCTGGTTAGATGGTTAAGAACATGCCCTCCAGTTTCTTCGCGGCTTTTGTACCTTTGTTCAGTGCCGTGCCTAATCTCCCACAGGTGGTTCGCGACCATGGAGAACAAGCACAGGGCATCTACGTACTTACCCTCATCTATCAGTTGCATGACATACTTCCCATTCAGGTCCTTGAATGAATCTCTGTGAATCTCATACATGTCGTCGTACACCTGAAGAATGCCTGCGTCATCCATACTGCTCAGCATCACAGGCGCTCCAGTCTTGAACTCACTGAACTGCTTCATGTACTGATTTGCTTTTTTACGATTCACCACTGCCTGAAACAATTTGTAATCCGTTATGGACTCACCCGTGTCGCAGTTGATGCGCAGACCACTGAACACAGGATGGATGTGTTGACCACGGTGGAACACCAGACCGCCTTTGTTGGCGCAGTGAGTCAGGCCACCTCTCAACCCCTCGCACAGCATCATGTTCTCGCCCTGCCCACTTGAGTTAAGAAACTCAAAGGAGTTGTCTGACCGCACGATGCCGAGCTTCTGTGAGGCGCATCGATCTATATACTGTTTGCGCTCATCAGCTATCGTTCCTCCGGACAATTCATCAGACACCCCTCTGTTGAGATACCAAATTGAGAAAGAACCATCGCCCTCCTTGCGGAAGTGCCGCGCTGAGTAACGCCTGTCGCCCAACGGGTAAGCGTTATCACTGCCTCTGAATGGTTTGGAGCGACTGATCTTCTCCAAGTTTGCGTAGTTGATATATTGAATGTCGTAGAAGGCCATTACATTTTCTCCATAAAAACTTTTTTACCTACTGGCGGGGTCCAGCTTTTGTTCTCTGTAACCATCCACAGAGTCGGGGCAGTGATTGACCACTTGACATCGCTCTCAAGATAGCCATCGGTGAAGACCAACACGCACTCAGCGTTGACCTTGTTCTTGTTTAGGTATTCACTGACACATGAAACCCTAGTACCGCCGCCACCCTTGGGCTTGAGCATCGCGCCGATATTGGCGTAGTTGTCTGTAAAGACTTGTTCACCGTGAACCATGGTGTCCCACCACAGAACGCGCACAGCTTCGGGCGACACAGACTCACAGATTGATACCAGTTCTGAAGCGAACTCGTTAAGCTCCTTCTCCCCGATAGAACCTGATGTGTCGATGGCAACGATAATCTCTCCGATGGTCTCGTTCTCCACAGTCGGCAGATACATATCATTGGCAATCACCCTGCGGTTGAACCTGCGCCATGTGTACTCGTCCTTGCCTTTGGTAGCCGCTGACACGAACTCACGCAGTACCTCACGCCAGTCAATCTTTGGCTCAAGCAACTCTGTGATGGACCGGGGCAGATCGATACCAAGACGCCCCGCGAGTAACGCGCCTTCACGGATAGCTCTGTCGATACGCGCATCCAAGGCTTTCGCTTCCTCTTGCGTTGCGCCTTGTGCAGAACCTTCTCCATCGATGTCGTGGTCGTCGAACTTGTAACCACCCCCGCCACCGCCCGACCCATCGTCATCACCTTGCGTTTCACCCTCCCCTGAACCTTTACCTTTGCGCTCGTCCTTGTCTTTCTTCAACAGGCGATAGACCTCACGCATGTTCATGTTGTGATACTTCGGGTCGTAACAGCCGCCCTCTGGTAACTTAACAAGGGTCTTGTCCTTGATGTTCATGATAATGTCGTTGACCACATAGTCAGCCGCCATGTTCGCAATCTGCTTATCGGCCTTGAACAGATCGATGCTGTGGATCATGTGGCGCAGACCAATGTGCAAGTTCTCGTGCAAGATGAGACCATTGACCTCGGCTTGGTCTTTGCACACTGTGCTGAGAAACTTACGGCCATACTTCTTGTTGACACCATCGGTGTACGCTGTCACGCTCGGGTCGTCGATCACAGACGTAGCGCCCATCATCATGACCCCAGACCACAGCGCAGTCTCGGGATGTTTCATCAGGGCAATGTGGCCCTTCTTGATTCGTTGTTCTTCAGTCAGCATTTCTTAACTCCTCAATGAATGTGTCATGGTCAGCTTTCATCCTGTCGTATATGGTTTGGTCTCGGAGCATCGCTCTGATCACTTGTTTTCCCGTAGTAGATTCTTCACGGTACTTGAACGCATAACCCAGCGCCACAAAGAACGCGCAGAACAGAAAGATTTCTAGGTAGGTGTACTCAATCATTTCATCCCTCCGGTGGAAACTCAAAATAGTCAAACATTGCGTCGATGACATGCGCCAGCAGCTCAAGCTGTTCCCACCATGTACCATCGTCCCAACCATCGAACCTCGCCCAGCGCGTCATGTTGTACTTGTCCAGCACTTCATCTACAGGGCCAAAAGACTGACCCAACTCATTGAACAACTCCACTGCCATATCTGGCGTTAGTCCGGTATCCCCACTGTCAGACACAAAGTGCATCACAGCGGCGGCCTTGGCCGAGTCGCTTACCTTTTTCATTTCATCCCCTCCTGAATCAGTTCGGCAGAGAAAGCCTTGATAGATGAGCCGCTGAACTCATCAGACAGTCGTGACCACACCGATGCATTCCATTTCGCGCGGCGTGAATCAGGCAGGTGAATCCACCGACCTGTGGCGCGATCAACACAATCAAACCCATTGCCCACGCGCACGATGTAGCAGCTCTTGTACGCGATAGGGACACCGATCTTTGGCAGTTGCTTTTCTTTCATTTGGTTTCTCCGTTGGTTAGTTGGTTGTTTACATCAAGACATGGTTCTCAGCAGACCACTTCATGATCTCTTGGTTGTATCGCGCAACGCGAGGCTTGCCGCGCATGATCATCGTGAAGAAGATGGATTGGACTTCGGACGACGGGATACGGTTCACGAACTCCATGTACTTGCTTAGATCATCTTGCGTTTCAACACAGTCAACGGCCTCGAACATCATCATGACTTGCGCAGATACATCCTCTGGCACAGTGATAGTCTTCGGAGCTTTGATTACATCCTTGAACCCGATCAGCTTGCTCTCAAGTGCAATGAACGCCGCCATGGACTTGGCCGCCGCCTCACCGATAGTGCCAGCCAGCAGTGCCATCATGAGATGCTCTCCCAATTCAGCCTTGGATGAAACGATAGGTGATGCTTTAGCCAACGAACGTGGCGAGACGAACTGCGCTGTGACCCCGCTTGGTTTGAAGATGTACGGGTTGTCATCCTGACCACCATCTGTGTATGAGTACAGTGCGCGGGGATTCATGGACACCCAAGCGCGGATAGGTCTTGCGATCTTGTTCGCTGTCGCCCATACGTTCCACTGCTCAGCGTTTGGCTTGGACATCTTCAGCATGGTCACACGGTTACCAACGTGTGCCAGCATCGAGTCGCCCACACCATCGCTTGCATTGTTAGATGTTGCGAACAGGATGGAACCCTTGGGCAGTGGCTCGTCACCCACAGTGCGTTCGAGGATCAGTCGAGTGAAGATGATCTGCAACAGCTTGGGGGACTTCATGAACTCGTCAAGCATGATGACCTTCTTCTTGCCGTTGCCCAGCTTGAACAAGTCGCTGACATAGTACTCAAGAGACTTGCTCTCATGGTTGGGGATAGACGCCGCAACGTCCATCATGTCTTTGACAGGGCAGTCAACGTAGATGAAGTCGTACTCGTTGTTGTCCATCTCGGACTTGAGCATCTCGATGATGCTTGACTTGCCTACGCCCGGCTCGGAGACAATGATCGGAGTGATAAACTCGCCAACGGTTTTGATAGCGGTCTTGGCCTCTTCGATAGAGACAGACAGTGTGAAGTTAACTTTTGACATGGTGTTTCCTTAGTGTTTCAGGGGTGGGTGAATTAGTAAGTCTTGATTGGTTTGAACTTGCTCAGCATCTCGTCGAGGTTCTCGCGTACCTCACTGCGTGTGTATGAACTCTCACGTAACTCCTCCACGGTTACATCGCGCAATGTATTTGCAAGTTGGTCCACAGCCGCGTCGAGCAGAGTGTTGTTTGTCAGATTGAAGTTACGAATGGTCTCGCATATCTCCTTGGCTTGTGTGAATGTGCTGTCGTAAATCTTCTTGCGGCGAACCTTGCCGTCATCGTCTGCGTTGGCCTCGGTACAGGCATTCTGTAGGCGCTCGGCAATCTCGATGAGTCGGTTGGTCGCATCGTTCATCACAGCGTCGATGATGTCCTTGGTCTGGCGCTCGTAATGATTCTTCAAGTCTTCAGCGATAGCGTTTGCGATGCCGCCGGTCCGGAAGTCACCTGCCGGTACTTGGCTCACATGGAGCTTGATACGGAACTTGGAGCGAACATCTTGCGTGTCAGGGTACTCTGAACGATCAAACATATCGCCTTGCTTGAACGCCGCATCGCTGATG